TCACAGGTAGCCGGGACTGCGGTAGCCGGTGCCGGCGACGCCGGGCGGGCAGGGCTGGGCGCGCTCGGGCGGGCGGGGCTGGTTGTAGATCCGGCCCGTCAGGAACGACGGGAACCCTTCACCGGTGCCATACGGGGAGGCCCACGTGTTGTACGTGTCCCAGATGGTTGAGCCGGGGTTCCGGTCGACGAAGAGGCCGCGGTTGTTGCCCTCCTCGGCGATGGCCAGCACGTCGCGCAGGACTGCCTTGGGCAGCGCCTGGCCGCCGTCGGTGCCCTGATTGAGCAGGCACGCTCCGTCGCGGCTCATCATCGTGACGCGGTGCATGCGCAGCTCGGCGAGGGTGCCGAGGATCTGGATGCAGTCGGGGTGGGCGTCGGTCTGGTAGGAGCGGTCGTGGGCGACGGCCGGGCCGATGCGGCAGTTCTGGACCTGCAGGACGGTGGTGGCTTTGCCCAGGGCGCGGATGCCGTCGCCGAGGAACCCGTCGAAGAGGACGCCCTCGACGTGGATGGTGCCGGTCTGGTCGAAGAACGACAGCCCGCTGCGGGCGTACTCCCCGAGGTAGACGCGGGCGCCGGGGGCGTGGGTGAGGGTGGAGACGGCGGAGTTGTTGAAGAAGCCGGCGTTGCGGGTGCAGCCGGTGAACGACGTCGCGGTCAGGCCGGTGTAGCGCACGGCCTCGCCGTCGATGCGGAGCTCGCCGACCTCCGGGAAGCCTGCGGTGGTGTCGACGCGGATGGTGGTGTCGGCGGAGAACGCGGTCTGCGTCACGTAGCTGGGCGGGCTCTGGTGGGGCCGGAAGTGGCCACCGATGACCGCGACGTGCCGGCCGCCGGTGACGTGGACCATGGCGTCGGTGACGTCGGTGCCGAGGCGGGTGGCGATCTCGGTGATCGGCGCTGAGGGCAGGACGATGACGGCGTCCTGGTCGGCGCCGAGGTTGACCCGGCGGGTGGTGGGGTCGTCGGTCACGGTGATGGTCGTGGGACTGGACAGCGCTGGTGGCGCCCAGGCCAGGGGCGTGGTGGCGGGGGTGCCCGAGCGGGCGGCCCGCACGATGGTGGAGACCACTTATGCCTCCCGCAGGAACAGCAGCGGTGCCACGTCCGTCGGGGTGGGGGTGGTGATGGTGGCGCCGACGGGGTGAGCAGCGACGTAGCCGCTCTCCAGGGCGGGCAGGGCGGTTCCGAAGGCGTCGGCGACGACCTCGGTGCCTTGGATCGTCGCGGTGGACGCCGAGGACAGGGCTGCGTAGTAGACGCTGCCCGGGGCCAGGACCACGGGGAGCAGTGCGACGACCTTCGTGCCAGTGGTGTTCACACCGGGGGTGACCGCCCCGGAAGTGGACAGGCGCACGCCGTCCGCGCTGAACAGGGCGACGGAGACGGGGTCGGACGTCGCGGAGGCGGTGGTGACGCGGAACGCGATCGAGGACACCGACATCGCCCGCGAGGGCGCCACCCTGGCCAGCAGGGTCCGCCCGGACGTCAGGGGCAGAGTTGCGGGGCCGGCGTAGCCCGCTGAGGGGGCAACCATCCCGTTCTGGCCGTTGTCGCGGTCGAAGGTGAGGGTGTCGGACGTGCGCACGACGTCCGTGGGTGCGGTGTTGGCCAGGACCCATGACCCTGCGGCGACCTTGCGCAGCGTCGCCCGCTGGTAGCGGGCGAGTGCCGGGGTGCCCCCCGCGAGGACGGCGGAGTAGCTGGCGGAGGCCCCGGGGTCACCGGCCCACTCCCCGTCGGCGGAGTCGCCGTCGAAGTGGTCGGTCAGGCTGGTGGAGCCGGGGGTGACGGTCAGGCCGTAGTGGTCGATGGTCTGCCCCGTGGCAGTGGCGGTGCCCTCGGTGAAGATCAGGATGCCGGTGGTCCCGGCGGGGATGACCGCGCCGTCGACACGGGCGACTCCGGCTCCGGTGACGTAGGTGCTGAACGCCTGGGTGATGGTGGTGGTGTCGCGCTGAAAGCGCAGGGCCAGGCGGGTGGGGACCTGCCCGTTGACGCCGAGGCGGGCGCTGACCTTGTCGCCGATGCCCAGGCCGGTCCCGGCGAGGGCGATCGTCCCGGCGAACACGCCGAAGGAGCCGCTGGAGCCGGTGGAGGTCGCGCGGGCCACGGCCCCGCCGCCGGGGGCTGCGCCGGTGACTCGGGTGATGGTGCCGTTGCGGGCGGTGAAGGGCGCGAGCGTGGTGGCCACAGCCCCGTTGGGGTGAAGGTTGATCTTCTCCGGGGCGACGCGCACAGATCCGGCGCCAGTGCGCAGCAGGGGGATCTCCGCGCCGACGGGCAGGGCTGCTGCTGCGTCGTGGGGGACGAGGACCGCCGAATCGCCGCTCCCGTCCATGACGATGAGGCGGGCCAGGTCGCCCACCTCGAGGACGTGGTCGCCCGTGTAGGTGTTCGCGGTCAGCGTCGCCGGGTTGCTGCTGCCGCCGCCGCCCCCGCCGAGGCCTGCGCCGGCGCCGGCGCCCGGCACGAACCGGACGACGCCAGGGTTGTCCGGGTCGACCTCGACGCCGATCAGGTCCGCGGCGGCGGCGTAGTCCCCAGCGGGCGCGTACGCGGTGGTGAATGCCGGGTCGGAGGCCAGGGTCGTGGCATCTGGCCCTGTGGCGGTGATGGTGATGGTGTCGGCGGCGTCGTTGTAGTTGATGTTGATGCCGGCCCCTGCGACGAGGGCCCCGCCGATGGCGTCGCGGACGACCTCGGGGTCGGTGGTCCCCCCGCCCACGGCGGTGATGGTGAGGGTGCCGGTGGCGTCGTCGTAGGACTTCGTGACGTTCGCGCCCGCCACGACCATCGCCGCGACGATGTCCTGGACCTGCTCGGGCGTGGTCTTGCCCTCGGCGGAGGTCGCCAGGGCGATGAGGTCGGCCTGAAGGGCGCGGTCGGCGACGTCGGTCGCCAGGGCGGCGAGCTCGGCGTCGGTCGCCAGGCCCGACGTGTCCACGGTCCCGCCGCCGCCTGCCCCGGCCGGGGGGACGAGGCGCACACGCGGCCCCGCCGCGGTGGCCGCAGTGTCCACGGTTCCGTCGTCATTGCGGATGACCGCCGAGACGTACAGCTCGCCTGTGAAGTCGTCCGGGACCTGGACGGCGAGGGACCCGACGCCCGCACTGGAGACCGCGGACCCGTCACCGTTCAGCATCCCGGCCAGGGCGGCGAGGACGCCGGTGTACTGCTCGCCGCCGGTGCGGGTGCGCCAGAACCACACGGGCACCCCGGGGCGCAGCCGCCCGGTGGTGTCGGAGGTGAAGTCGGCGCTGCTGTCGCCGTAGGTCAGTGCCACGAGGTGTGCCTCCAGGGCCGAGGGAAGAAGGTCAGCGCCATGCGCCGTCGGGGCACAGCACCTCGAGCACCGCGGGCGCCCACACGCCCTCCGGCGTGAGGACCTCCCACTGGGCAAGGGCCTGGGCATCCGGAGGCGCCTGCGTCGCGCCGAGGGAGGTGTAGGCGTACTGGGCGGCCGCCCACGGCCCGGCGTAGGAGGCCTTGAACACCGTCGCGGGGACCGCGGTCGCGGTCTGCTCGGTGCGCCACGCCAGGACCAGGGCCGCGTTGCGGCTGGTGGCGTTGGAGGACACCTGGACGCCCTGGTAGCCGTCGGGGTAGGTGTCCGGCGTCGCGGCGTCCCCGGCGCTGGTGCGCTCGAAGCTGATCGGCGTCGCCGACGCGTCGTGACGGACCACCCCGGCCTGCAGTACCAGACCCGGTGTCTGCGTGAGGGTCATGCCCCCGGCGGTCACGTTGGTCGTGTAGGAGTCCTTGCGCGAGACCGGGGTGCCGTTCAGGGCGGTGGCGCCCTCCACGACTAGGGCGATCGCGCTGCGGTGGGACAGGGAGTCGGCGAACGTGACGGTGACGGACTTGCCCTCATCCCCCGCGACCGCGGCCCGCCGGTACAAGGCCAGGGTTGCCCCTGCGCCGGAGACGACCGGGGGCACCACCTCCGTCCACCCCGAAGGGACGGCCGGGCCCTGGGTGATGGACCCCGCCCCGGTGGCAACCGCGATGACGACCTGCTGACTGCGGGTGGCGTCGAAGCGCCACTGGTTCTCCCCGTCGCCGGCCGCGGGCAGCAGCACCGCGAGGGAGCTGCTGGACGTCGCGACGCTCGTGCGCCGCCACGCCTTCACCGCCGTCGCCACGGCACTGCTGTCCGGAGGCGGGGTGACCGGACCCGTCGTGGTCGTGGTCGCGTACGTCTTGGTCAGGGTCACCCGCTGGGTGCCGTCAGCGGAGTAGCCGGTGTAGGCGAGGGCGATCTGGGAGCCGGTGTCGGTGACCGCGATGCGCCCGTACTGGGAGACCCGGTCGCTGCCCGAGGCGGGGTAGGGCCCAGCCGTCCACGGGCCGCCCTTGCGGGAGGCCCCGTTGTTCAGCGGCGCGGCCTGGAAGACCGCAATCCCACCAGGGGACGCCGACCCGCCGGCATGCGCGGCAAGCATGTGCGCGTCGCCGGCCAGCATCGCGATGTTCTTGCCGCTGTTCGCGAAGAACTCCCCGAGCTCGGTGCGCTCAGCGGAGTACCCCGACCACTGGTCGGAGTCGGAGGTGCCGACCCACCCGGAGTCGCCCTGGACGATGACGATGACCGGCTCGGTAGCGGTGGCGACCTGGGTCTTGAGCCACTGCTTCTGGGTGGAGCCCAGCGCGGTGGACCCGCTCTTGTAGGAGCGGGTGTCGAGGTGGATGAACCGCACCCGGCCCCACGCGTAGGAGAAGTAGACCCCGCCCGCGGCGGCCAGGGGCGGGGTGGGGAACAGCTCGCGGTAGGCGGTGTTCCAGCTGGCGATGCCAGTGGGGTTCGAGGCGAGGGTGGAGCCGTTGTTCATGGCGTCGTGGTCGCTGCCGGCGTACCCGGTGGCGATGGTGGAGAACACCGCTGCGTGGTTGGGGGCGGTGATCTTCGCGTTCATCTTGTCGCGCACGTTCTGCACGCCGGTGCCGGACCCGTCGGCGTAGTACAGGTCGCCGAGGTGGAAGAACAGGTCATCGCCCCGGGCGGCGATCGCGGCCATGGCCTCGGAGTCGGAGGCGTTGGTGCAGGACCCGAAGCAGAACGCGAAGCTGGCCTGCCCGGTGCGGGCGGTGCGGACCCGCCCGATGGGGCCGGTGTCGGTGGCGGTGCCGGTCGGGCCGGTCATCTCCACGCGGTAGTAGTAGCGCGTCCCAGATGCCAGCCCGGACGCGGTGAGCGTCGCGACCCCGCGGGCGTCGGGCGTCGTGGAGGGGCCGGTGACGACGCCCTGGGTGAGGGCTGCGTCCGTGGCCAGGCGTAGGCGGGCGCTGGTGGTGCCGGCGACCCGGGCGGTCACGGTGACCGTGGTGGCGGTCGGGATGCCCACCACCCGCGACAGCAGGGCGCTGGAGGTGTTGGTGGCGGTCTGGGTGAGGGTCGCGGGGAACCGGGCCACGCGCATCGTCGTCTGGTCCGACGTGGTCGCGGTGACCGTGACCACGGTGGAGCCGCTGTCGGCGAGGTTCTTGCCGGCGACGAAGACGTTCGCGCCGCCGGTGCCGGTCGCGGCGACGGTGGAGACCAGCGGGAGGTAGGACCCGGAGTAGGTGACGTTGTTGGCGTTGTCCTCAGAGTCCTGGGACCAGAAGGACAGCGCGAACCCGTCGGCGTCTGCGGATCCGGCGTCCACGGTGATCGTGTTCGTGGCCGTCTCGCTCGCCGGGTTGACGACCGCCACGGGGGTGCCGCTGGAGATCGCGTCGACCTCGAAGATCAGGCCCTCGTGGTTGACGGCGCTGGTCCAGCTGAGGGTGCACGCCAGGTCCGTTGCGCTGCCGTCCGCGACGCGCCACGCGACGGCCTGGGACACCGAAGCCTGCACACGCGGGTCACCCAGCCACGACCACCCGGCCGGCGGGGCGTTGAACGCGCCGGCGGACTTGTCGATGCCCACCGCAGCGATGAGCACGTGCCCCACCAGGGGCGCCTTGGGCAGGACCAGGGCGCACCGGCGGGCCTCGGTGCCCGTGTCGACACCGTCTGCGGCGGCCTGCTGAACGATCGAAACCATGAGTGTGCAGCGCCTCTCAGACGTAGCCGGGGGAGATGTAGCCGATGCCCACCTGGGAGGGGGTCTTCGCGATCGCGGTGTTGAACCCCCGCTGCCAGGACCCGAAAGTCGGCTGCGGCCAGGAGGTGCTGTTGCTGTGGAAAACGTTGTTGGTGCGATTAGCAGGCGTCACCGTGTACCAGCAGTTGTCGCTGTAGTGCTTGCTCTGGTTCTTGGCGGTGCCGGTGGGGTTGTAGGGCGCTCCGACCTGGGCGTTGTAGGCGATGCTGCCGCTGCCCGTCTGGACGATCATGATGTTGCGGAACCAGCTGGTCCACGTTTCCTTGTACCAGCGGTTCGTGAAGCTCGGCGCCGGGCTCGTCCTGTTGTTGTAGGGCGCGAACTGGTGGGGCTGCATCATGAAGCCCTGGTAGTCGGTGTAACCGGTGAGGCCGTCGATCATCAATTTGTGCGGGCCGTTCCACCACTGCACGAGGTCGGCGTGGTGACCGGAGTAGGTGCCGTGCAAGGGGCGGGACGAGGAGCCGATCAGCATGTTCGACAGGTGGATCTCGACATTGAGGCCACCGTTGAGGTCGATGTTGACGCCCTCGTTGATCTCACCGTTGATCAGCAGACCCTCAATGTGGATGAGGCGGTTGCTGTTGCCGGAGGCGCCTCCATGGATCTGGACGCCGCGCTGGCCGGGGCTGTTCAGCGTGGTGGGCTGGATGTGGCCGCCGAAGGAGGCGATGTTGCGCCCGCCGACGATCTGGACCCCTGAGCGCAGCGGGGTGTCCGGCCACACCAGCAGGTAGTCGGTGCCGACGTCGAGGCTGTTCTTGCCCGCCGTCACGTTGCGGATCTTGAAGGAGCGGTAGTCCGGATGGGGGCGCCACTGCAGCTTGGCGCCGGTGCCGTCGCTGACGGGCGGGATGACGCCTCCGCCCCCGCCGCCCCCGGGCACGACCTCCACGTCGGTGGTGAAGGAGCGGACGTTGTCGAGCAGCCGGCCCCCCTGCTCGTCGACGAACAGGAACCGGTAGTAGTACTTCGTGCCCGCCGCGAGCCCGCTCAGCTGCGGGTTCTGCTCGGTGCGGTAGGCGTTGCCTGGCTGGATGCTCACCCCGGACGGCGGGGTCTGCCCCGACGCGGTAGGCGCGAACGCGCCGAGGGCAACAGGGTCGGTGCCGTAGTAGGTGGTGCGCCACGCCTTCTTGGACGTGACCGCGTTGATGAGCACCGAGTTCACGGTCAGCGTCGCCTCGGGCACGACGACGGAGATCAGGGACAGGTCGACGCCGCTGATCGGCGGGGTCGCCGCGACGGCGGACGGCGCGAACCACCCCTTGGTGGTGCGGACCTCGGTGACGGTCATGCGTTCGCGTCCGGCACGCGCAGACGGATGTCGCCGACCTGCGCGGCGGAGTAGTCCGAGGAGTCCCGGCCCGTCATGAGGACCTGAGAGAAGTCGGGCCGGTCGCCGGCGAAGATGCCGCCGTCGGTGGCCCGCCAGGAGCCCACGGCGTCAGAGACGGTGCCCTGCACGTCCGCCAGGCCCGAGTTGAACATGCCCTGATCGACGGTGTTAGCGACCTCCTCGCGCAGTTCGGCGATGGCGGCGGTGAGCTTGTCGATGTCGTCGCTGATCCCGGCCTTGCCGGGGGCCGCGTCACCAGGCAGTGGCGTGGAAAAGGTGGGCATGGGGGCTCCAGTCGCTCAGGAGGGGTAGCGGTCGTCGGCGGGGTAGCGGTCGTCGGCGGGGTAGCGGTCGCCGGCCGAGGGGGTGCCGGTACCGGGGTCTTCGCCGCCGCCACTGCCGCCGCCGCCGCTTGCTTCGACCACGGCGAGGCGGGCGGCCATGAGGTCATAGAGGGCGAACAGCCCTTCCAGGCTGTACACCGGCTCGATGACGGACCCGAAGGAGGTGAAGCCCCGCACGACGGTCGTCATGTACGGAGCCAATGCACCCAGGGGGCTGGCCTTCAGGCTCGGCAGGGGTGAGCCGTTGAGGTCGAAGACGGGCAGGGGGTCGATCCTGGTGAGGGCGTCCTCGCGGGTGGCGTACACCTGCCCCACGGCATTCGCGGCCAGGGTGCTGGAGGCTTCGAGGAACACCACCCCGCCGTCGTGGACGTAGAGGGTGGCGCCGTCGCCGGTGGGGATGGGCATGGGACCTCCAAGGCGGGGCCTGGCCCGCTGGCCGGCCCGGGGGGCGGTGACCGGCCAGCGGAAAGTGGGGGCGCTCAGGCGCCGGGGTGCGCGGGGTCTTCGGGTAGGCGCGTGTAGTCCGGGGTCCCGGTGGTGATGTGGTGCCAGGACGGCTCGGGTGGGCGCGGGCCGCGCAGGAGTTCTTCGCGCAGGGTGTCGGGGTCCAGGGGGCTCGCCCCGTGCGGTACGGGCGGCGCGGATGGCTCCGGCGGGAGGGCGGGCGCGATCTGCTGCAGGGGCTCGGTGCGTTCCCGGATGACCTCGGGTAGCACCCGACCCGCCAGGGCCTCGTTGCGCCCGCCCTGGCGCTTGAGGTTCCAGTTCTGCCAGGTGTTCACGGCGATCCCGATGATGGCCAGCAGCCCCGAGGGGCCGCTGATCGCTTCGAGGAACGCCCGCATCTGCGCCTGGCGGTCGGTGACGACCAGGAACAGGAGCGCACCCAGGATGGCGAGGATGACGACCGCGGCGGAGACGATGAGGGCGACCTGCACCGCCGGGTGGGGGGCGGGCTTCGCGCGCCGGTCCGGCGTGGGTGGTGGTGCGGCAGCGCGCGAGCCCACCGCTCAGGCTCCGCCGAAGGCGTACGGCTCGGCCGCCTCGACCGGGGCGACGGCCAAGGCCGGGGCGCCCGCCGCGGACTGCACCACCGGCAGCGGCGTGGTGTTCGGGGCGATGTACACCCCGAGCGCGGTGAGCACCTGCAGGGCGACGAGCGAGAGGTTCTCCCCGTCCAGGCCGGACCAGCCGTACTCCAGGTACGGGGGCAGGGCGACGGCAATGGCACCGAGGACCGCGGCGGCCGTCTTGGCGTACCGGACGATCGGTGCCGGGAAGTTCGGCACCACGTACACCAGCAGGGCCGTCACCATCGCGGCGGCGATCTGCGTGGTCTCGATCGCGGTGATCCGGTCGTCCGTCATGCCCGCGACGAAGATCGCGAGCCCGGCGCCGGCGACCTGCAGCAAGCCCTTCGAGTAGGCGCCGACGGTGCCGGTAGAGACGGTCAGCTCGTGGTCGGCCATCACCAGGCCCCCTTCGGCGTCAGGCGGGCAGCGAGGGCGTCGACGGTGGCCGCAGCGACCTGCGGGCCGAGGCCGTCGATGATGCGGTCGGCGAGGGCGTCCACGTCCACGCCGGAGGCAGGCTGATCGCTGATCAGCTTCACGAGCTGGTGGTAGGCGGCCGACGTTTCCGCGACCCCCCGGTCGCGGGCGGCGACCATCTGCTCCAGGAGGTAGTTGCCGTCGAGGGAGTCCAGGACGCGCGCGGGCTGGGCCCCGGCCGTCCCGGCTGCGACGCCGACCTGCTTGCCGTCGCGGTTCACCCACCACCGCTGCGGGAGGGTGCCCAGGATCCGGTCGATCGCCTGGGCGCCGCGCCCCTTGGGGGTGCACAGCAGGTTCCACACCGCGGCCAGAGCTTCGTCCTGCTGCTTGGTGAGGGTCACGTCGTCCTCCGGGATGGTGATGGGCCGGGCGACGTCCGCCGGGCTGTACGAGGTGGCCGGCCGGGGGGCCGTGGCGGCGCTGGACAGTGCGGAGACCAGCCAGGCCCGGGTGGAGTACTCCGCTGCCCGGGACTTGAGGATGGAGATGTGCACGTGCTTGTCGTGCCGGTTCACGCCTGTGTAGACGCGGCGCCGGAACTGGTAGGCGCGTGACCAGATCGACCCGTTGAAGATCACGTAGTTCGTGGCCGGGTGGGCGATGGCCGCGAGGACGAGGCCCATGGCGTCGATGCCGTCCTTGTCGACGTCGACGGCGCGCACCACGCCCGGGGGGGTGCTGTGCGGATCGGCGTTGTGGTCCGAGGTCCGCGCATTGTGCGCCGCGTCCGCGATCCACCCGTCGCTGAGGCGGTCGCGGTCGGGCCAGCGGGCGTTCATCTCCGCCCGCAAGCGCACGAGCGAGGGGGCGAGGTAATAGTCAGCCACCTGCGCCCCCGCCGACCCGCACCCGCTCCAGGTGCGCCCACTGCTCGTCGGTGAACTGGGCGTCCTCGGGGAAGTCGCCGCGGTCGTTGTCGTCCACGTCGTTCCCGACCAGGGACGCCGGGTTGTCGTCCTCGGGCTGCCAGGCGGCGTCGGGCTCGGGGGCGCTCATCGGCCGTCCGCCGTGAAGGCGACAGCGATGCCCGTATTCGCGAGCACGGCGCCAGAGGTGGTGAACGCCCTGCCCGTCAGCTTCGTTCGATCGCTGGACCCCCGGGTGGCCTTGATGCCGACGAAGCCGAGGTTGCCCGACGCGTCAGTGAGGGTGAACCCGGTCAGGGCGGAGGGGAACGCCGGGCTCAGCTGGATGGTGAAGTCCCCGTTGGCGTTGGTCTGGACGTTCCACACGCCGGAGCGGATGCGGTCGTCGAGTTGGGCCTTGGTCACAGCGTGGCCGGGCTGAGTGGCGGCGGCGGCGAAGATTGCCCCGGTGTCGTCGCGGAGCGCGACGCTGTTGGGGATCACGCCGTTCGCCAGCCGGTCGTCGAAGTAGGCCTTGGCCTCCTCGCGGGCCGCGATGTCGCCGTCGAGCATCTGCAGGCGCGTCGGCACGTGGTTGCTGGCCGTGGCCGGCATCGCCCGCAGCCGCCCCTGGTCATCGCGCTTGGCGATGGTGCTCGGGTCCTGCCAATCCGAGGCAAGCGGCTTCCACACGGGCGAGCCGCCACTGAGTAGTCGCAGGTAGTCGATGCCCTTCCAGTGCGCCCGTGAGCCCATCGGGGCGCTGGGGGGCAGCGGGGCGTCGTCAGGGACGGTGAAGTGTGGGCCGATCCGGGAGAACAGCAGCCGGACCGTTGCCTGCGACAGGGCCTGCCCGGGCTGGCGGGTGACCGCCCACAGCGGCAGATCCTCGACTCCCGGCGGAGCCGCGTCGTAGGCCGGCAGACCCACGTTGGTGCCCGCGATCCGCACCAGCCGGCACGGACCCGGGGTGCCCGTGTACGTCGGGTCGTAACGGACCGCGACGATGTCAGTGCGCGCCGTGCCGGTCGCCGCGGGAATCTCCACACCCTCGGCCTCACCGGCGTTGATCCGGTGGAAGAACCCACCCACCCGCGACAGCGACGGCTGGGAGTCCGACCCGACCTGCACGACGTCGGAGTTCGTGGGCAGCGTCACCCGGTACGCGGACCCGTCGAGGTCGCCGTAGACGCCCGGCTCGTCACCGAACAGGTCCCGCCAGTCCACGTCGGAGAGCTGACGCTCCTCCTCGGTGCCCTGGGAAACCGGCCCTGAGCGCTGCGCCATCTACTTGCTCCTCTGGATCGCTGTCACCGCACGCAGCGCCTTCGCGGCCTGGGCTTGGGTGCGCTTGGTGGGCGCGTCGGGGGTGCCGACGACGAGGTCGATGGACTCGGTGGGCCCGCTGCTGCCCGCCTGGACGGTGGTGGTGACCTGGCGGACCTTCTCCGAGGCCGGGTCCAGGCCGGGCAGGTCGTAGCCGACGATGTCGCCGACGACGAAGTCCCGCCGGTAGGCCAGGTCCGGGCCGAGGACCGGGGTGAACGACACGCTGACCGGGCCGGCGCCGGAGGCCAACGCCTCAGCCCCCGCGCGGGTCATCTCCGCAGCGGCGTCCGCGCTGCCCGGCTCCACCTGCCGCTGGTCCACGACGGTTTCGGCGACGTGGTTCCACAGCTCCTCGGCCGCAGTGTCGCGGACCTGCAGGAAGATGCGCTCGGCGAGGTCCCCGCCACCGGCGACCAGCGCCCGCGTCGTGGTGGGGATCCCGAGCTCGTACTCGAAGCCCGACACGATCCCGGCGGCGGTGGACTCGGCGGACCCGAACCGGACGTCGTCGGACAGGTCGCGGGCCGCGGTGATCGCGAGGTTCAGCCACGGGCCGGTGACCTGCTCGGCGTGGCCGATGGTGACGCGCAGGTTCCCCGCCTCGGCGAGGGACTGCACGAGGACCCCGACGTTGTCCAGGCGCCCGGTGACCTGGGTGCTGCCACCGCGCCCCTGCGTGGCGGGCAGCCACAGCCGCTCCAGGCGCCGGTCTGTGAGCGCCAGGTCGGCGAGGGTGGCGCGCAGGTAGTACAGGATCAGCGTCTCCACGGCCCCGGTCTGGGTGTCGTAGGCCGCGGGGAACGTGCCGATCGTCGGGCCGATGACCGTGGTTCGGCTTGGCAGGACCACGCGCCCGCCGAGGCGGAAGAGGTCTGAGGCGAACGTGACGACGAGGTTGTCGATCGGGCGCCCGTCCTCGTCGCGAGCGATCCTGTGGACGTTCGTGACGATCCCGGAGGCCACCTGCTCGCCGTCGCGGTCGAGGATGCACCCCGACCCCGGCCCGAACACGCTCAGCGCCGACGCCGGGCCCTCGACCACCCACGTGTCGTTGGTGTTCAGCCGCTCGACCAGCGTCAGCTTCGTCCACCCCGAGATGGGGTCGTGAAGGCGGGTCAGGTCCGCCTCACGGGGGATGACGTCCCAGGCCGCGCTCACCACAAGGACCGATGCCCAGCCCGCCAGGACAGGCGCAGCAGCGTCGACGTCGTCGCACCCGGCGCCGTCACGTTCAGCACGTTCACGCCCGGCACGAACGGCTTCAGCACGCTCCCGCGCGCCACCCGCCCCGCCGCCAGCTGGCCGTTCACCCGGATGCTCTTAGAGCGCGGATCGGTGACCAGGCGCATCGTCTCCCCATCAGCCAGGCCACCCGGCACCGACACCGACCAGCCCGTGTCCATCGAGCCGGTGAAGGAGTCCATCGGACCCACCAGCTCCAGCACCGGGAACACCGGCACCGAGGAGTTCACGTTCACCTGCATGTTCGACCCGATCACCGTCGCCCCCGACAGCGCGAAGGGGAACGGGGCATCGGACCCCCCGACCACCCCGATCACCGGGCGACCACCACTGGCACGGGCGGACTCCACCGACCGGTCGGTCAGGTCACGGGCGTAGGGGTCCAGGGCAGTCGCCTTGAGCCCGAACTTGCGCCAATACGTGCCCGACTCGCTGCGCCCGTCCGCACCCTCCAGGCCCTCCCGGTAGATCACCACGAGCTCGCGCACGCTCGTCGGCGTCACCCCGACGAGCCGGAACTGGCCGACCATCGGGTCCACCAGGCCGCGGACCTGCTCGAGCATCGCCAGGTGGTTCACGGGGCCCGTCTTCGACGCCGTGAACATCGGCACGAACACGTCCCGCTCGCGCACCCGCACGCCCTGCAGCACCGCCCCGGCCACCCCGGGGGCCGACCCGAGGGCCACCTCGAACGGCGGCATCTCCAGGCCGGTACTGCCGGCCATCCGCCACCAGCCCGTCGACCCGTTCAGCTGGATCCGCTTCGTGCCGTCCATCGACTCAAGCGACAGGACCCGGATCGTGACCTGCGGCGCCGGCTCCGGGGGGGCAGTGCGGCGGGCGAGGAACGCGTGCGTCACGGAACCTCCTCGTCACCAGGCCGGGGCTAGCGCGTCGGCCTCGGCCTGCCGCTTGAGGACCTCGCGGGCCAGGTCTTCCTCGCGGGTGCCGTAGTTGTGCATCACGAGCTGACGGCCACCTCCCGCCGGGCCGGAGCCCTGTCGCTCCAGAACCTCCACGAGCCGGTCGAAGGACTCCGTCTGGCGTGGGGAAAGGACCCGCTCCGGCTTGATGGTGTTCTTCGGCATGGACCCGATACCACGGGCGATGCCGCCGGAGTCGAAAGACTCCGCGTGCAGGTGGTTGAAGTGGCCAGGGACCCGCCACAGCACCTTGAAGCCCTGCGCCTTGAGCGACCCGGCGATGCGGTCGAAGAACGACTTCTCGGTGGCGTTCTCTCCACCGGGCCCGTAGTTCACGTCGATCGCCCGGCCCTCGTAGTGCCCGCGACCCTTGTGGACCGGGTGCACGCCACCGAACGCCGGGTGCTCCGAGACGCGCGCACCCAGACTCTGCAGGTAACGGCCGAGAGCCACGATGCTGCCCGAGGGGGCGCGACCGGTGGTGCCGGTGAAGGTGCCGGACCCCTCCAGGCTGCGGGCGGCGGCCGTGTTCACCGACTTGGCGAGATCACTGACCGCTCCCTGCCACCCAGTCGCCAGCGCCTGCGACCCTGCGTTCATCTGCGCCGCGAGGTCGCGGAAGATCGCCGGGTCCGGCACCGAGGCCGAACCAACGAGGCCACCGCGGGCGTAACCCGGCAAGCCGGCGAGGCTGGCGAGGTTCTTCACGCCCAACCGCTGGACGGCCTCCTTGGGGAAGACGAACTCCCCACCATGGACGACGCCCTTCGGCTCGAACTTCCCGCCATCGCCGGTGTAGCCGCCGGACCAGAACTGCTTGCGCACCCGCGCCGCCGCCTCAGACGGATTCACGCCCTGCTTCACCAGGTACGACGCAGCCTCGTCTAGCTGCGCCGTGATCCTGACGTCGCGGTCCCGGATGCCCCCGAGGGCGCCGTTGACGTCGTCGCGGAACTTGCTGAACTTATCGGCAGCGGTCTTGAGCCTGTCGCCCAGGCCGGGAACCCAGCCGAATGCGTCAGCCGCGCCCTGAATGACCTTGCCGACCATCTCGAGGAACTTGTCGATCACCGCCTGGATGCCCGCCCGCGCGGCGGCCTGCACCGCAGTCCAGACGGCCGCCAAGCGGTCCCGCATCTCCTCAAAGCGGCGCCACGCGTCGATGACCGCAACGACGAGGTTGACGAGGACCGGCTTGAGGTAGTCATTCCAAGCGGTCTGCGCCGCGGACTGGATGGCCCGCCATGTGCCCTGGACAATGTCGCGGAACGTCTCACTGTTCTTGTAGGCGATGATCACGCCGGCGACCAGGGCCGCGACCGCCGCGATGACCAGGCCGATGGGGTTCGCGGTCAAGGCCGCGTTCAGCAGCCACTGCGCGCCCGTCCAGACGGTCGTCGCCGCAGAGGCGGCGCCCTGCGCGACGGTGCTGGCGATCGTTGCCGTCGTGGCGCGCAGGCGGGTCAGGAGGCTCGTGTTCTCCGCGGCCGTGGCTCCCGCCGTGGCGGCGGTGCCGACGGTCGTCGCCCCGCTGTTCAGCGCCAGCGCCGCAGTGTTCGCCGACAGGGCGGCCGTGTGTCGCTGGTTGGACACGATCTCGGCGATGCGCAGCGGAACCGCGGCAGCGGCGGCGAGGTTGGATGCGGCCTGCGCCACCTTGAAGGCGATGAACGCCCCCACCAGCAGCGGCATGAACTGGACGAGCGTGTCGACGTGCTCGGCGAAGAACCCGAGGACGGTCGCCGCAGCGCCAGTGGTCACGCTCAGGGACGGCATCTGGGAGATGAACGCCTGCACGGCCGGGAGTAGCGCCTGGGTCGACTCAAAGATCGACCCGAAGGACGCCGACAGCTGCTCGCCGTCTCCGGAGGCGAAGAAGTCTCGGGCACCCTGGATGAGCCCGGAGAAGTCGATGCCTAGGACCGTCTCGCGGACGGTGAACAGGAAGTCAACGAACGCGGAGTCTTCCTCCATGCCGAAGATCGGCCCGGAGAAGTCGCCCTTGGCGAGGATGTCGTAGACGCCGATCAGGCCTTCGCGTAGATCGAACAGAAAGTCGACCGCGCCCGAGTCCTCGGTCCAGCCGAACGCCTCGGTGAGCTTGCCGTTGAAGTCGCCCTTGACGAGCAAGTCGAACAGCCCTTGCGCGCCAACGCCGATACGCGTGAACATGTCCGCCGCCGCAGGCCCGTACCGGTCGACCATCCCGGACAGCGCCGGGAGGACGCTGCCCGTGACGACCCCAGCCAAGGCGGTCATCGTCGGCAGGAGCAGGTCGCCGATCTTCGCCTTGAGGTCTGCGACCTGGGCGCCAGCGATGCGCTGCTGGTTCGCCAGGCCGGCGGAGGTCTCCGCGAAATCCCCGGCCGCCGCCGCGCCATCGCGTTGGATGATCGCAAGGGTGGCGGTCGCCTTCTCCTGTGCAGTGAGCTCCTTGGCGACGGTCTTGCCGGTCATCGCCATGGCTTCTTGCTCGACGCGAGCGGCGTTGATGTTGGGGATCAGCGCCTGCAGGCTGTCGTACTCCCCGCGCAGCGCCCCGCCGATCCGCTCCAGCACATCGGAGGGGTCGACGTTGTTGAACGAGCCGAGGTCCGCAGCCGTCTGGATCAGACCCTTGGAGGCCGTGGCGGCGGCCTCGCCTGTGAACCCGAGCTGCTGAAACATGTTGCCGTACTGCGCGGCCGCCCCAAGTGCCGCCGACTGCGACAGCCCAAACGCCTTCGCCGAGGTGCGCGACCACTTCTCGATGTCCGCGGCGTTGGCCCCGAAGATGTTCTGGGACTTGCTCAGCGTCTCGTTCAGGTCAGACGCCTGGGAGACGGAGTCCTTGAGGAAGCTGCCGACCTTCGCGGAGGCGAAAATCGCCCCCGCCAGGGCGGCGGCCTTCTTCAGGGCCGGCGCGAGCCCACCCTCGACGTCCTTGGAGAAGTTCTTGGTGTCGGGGCGGACCTCCACGAAAGCGGTGCCGATCAGGGCCACGTTCCACCCCCTCGGCTATGGGTTCTGCGCACGGGCGGCGCTACGGTCCGGGAATGAAGCGCACTGCAGCCCTCGCCGCCGCCTGCCTGATGTCCGCGACGCTCCTGGCCGGATGCTCGAGCGAACCCGACCTAGCGGCCTGCGAGGACGCCATGCGCGAGCAGTTCTCGGAGTCCATGTCCGAGCCCAGCGCCGCAGAAGGGGAGCGGCCCGAGGAGTGCGAGGGCGTCTCCGACGCCGACCTTGAGGAGATCGCCGGGAACGTCATTGCAGACGCGCTCGATGGCTAGGCCGTAACGACGTCACCCGCCAAGGAGTCGAACTCATCCGTCTCCACCGGGCCACGAACACCCGCACCCGCCGCCTCGCGCCAGTTGTCCCACTCCTCCTCGCCCCAGTTGTCGCTCAACTGGGCGAGGCAGAAGGACAGGTAGAGCGGCAGGGGGAGGTCTAGGAGGCGCGGCGGCCGAGGTTCACAACCACCTGGCGCACCGGCTCGCTCGGCTCCTCGTCCTCGGGTTCCTCCACGTGCGCCTGCGGCTCCGGGGCAGCCGGCCGCGACCCACTTGCCTTCAAGCCACGCGTACTCCTCGACCGCGACGGAGGCGAGGCTGGCTGCTGCTTGGTAGGGAAACCCGACAGGGCCTCCATACATGCGCCCAAGGCCGGGAGCAGCGCGTCGTCTGCTGAGTCGACGGTCCGCAGATGCTTGCGGAACCGCTGGTACTCCTTGCGGCCTGCGGGGACGTGGTCCCCGAAGGCCGCCCGGAAGATGTCCGCCAGCAGGGCGGCGCCGTCCGCGCTGGTCGAGTCCACGTCCGCGGCGCGGGCGATCTCGGAGATGTCCAGGGGCGTCAGACGCCCATGGAGAGTGAACGTCTCGCCACCGATCACGGCGGTCGGCAGGTCACCGCTCACGTCGGCGGCGGCCTGGTCGAAAGCGGTCACACCGTCACCGGGTTGCCGACGAGGGAGGCGTCCGTGATCCGAGCGAAGATCTTCTTGCCCGTCTCGGGCTTCTCCACCGCGAACTCCACCGGCACCAGGGTCTTCGTGGCGCCCTTGCGGCGTGCCATCTCGAGGTTGCCGGTGTTGAAGCACTGACGCCACACCCACCGCTCCGCGCCCGACTCCGCCTGGTGGCCGAGCATGATGCGGACCTCGGCGCCGAGGTCCGGCGGCTCGAACACGATCGCGGCACCCGTCTCCGGGTCCACGATGTTGCTCACCCCGCCATTCAGGGCCATCTGCAGGTTGCGCTGCGTCGGCTCTGCGAGGGAGAACGCCACCGATGCCGTGCGACCCGTGATGACCGTGTAGACGGGCTCCAGCTCCTCGGCGACCTCGATGGGCTCCGAGGACACGCTGTAGGAGAAGGACGAGCCGTCCTCGGTGTAGCCGAGCGCAATCCAGCCCGACGGCCACGGCTCGGTCAGCGACGCGATAGTCGTCTCCGGCTCGGCGGTGCCGATCGCCGCCGCGTAGAGGGTGCCGGGGCCGATCGTCTTGCGGATGGGGGTCGAGTTGCCGCGAGCCATGGCGCTTCTCCAGTTCCTACAGGTTGAGGTCTTCGTCGAGAGCGGGGCGAAGGTGGGGCTGGGGCGGGAACCGCTCAGTCCCCAGCTCCTGAAAGGCGAGATAAAAGCCAGGGCCCTGGTAGCCGACGCGCACGTACGCGCCGTCGGAGTCGGTGTCGACCTCGTGGTCGATGTGCGAGGCGCCGAAGCCGGTGCGCTTGGGTGCGTACGCCTTCGCGAGCTCGGCCTTCGCCTCGCCCACGACATCAAGGAAGTCGAGCGCCTCGGGGCCGGTGAAGAGGTCTTCGAGTGCCCCGTCGTCGGGCTCGAAGCGGAACCCGTCGCTAGGCATCGGACTCGTCCGCCGGCGGCTCCTGCGCGTCCCTGGCGGCCTTCGTGCCGGGATTCGCGACGTCGGTCCAGCCGTTCGCCTCGGCATCTCGGCGCAGCACCCGCTCGCCCTTGTAGTGCGCGCGCACCGACCCGATCCACAGGTCTTCGGTCGCCACGACGTGCTCGGACTTGCTCATGGGGCCTCCACCGGGTCGAGGGCGTACAGGAGCAGGTCGACGAGGACGATCTGGCGGGGCCGCTTGGTGTCCGGGTCTGGTGCCGGGAAGGAGTTCGTCACGTCCGCACTGATGACCTCAGCGGTGGCTCGCGCGCCGGGGAGGTCCTCAAGAGAAGCGACGACGTCGCGAGCGGTGTCCATCGCGGCCTTCTCGCCCTTGAGGTCGGCCCAGCACTCGACCTGCATGCGGGCCCGCCACTCCTCGGGGCCCGTCCTGCGGTTCGTCGTGCACGAGTAGCGGATCGCGGGAAGCGTTGCGTTCAGCGACTCCGACGAGCGGGTGCCGACGCGACGCTTCACCAGCGGATGCGTACGCAGGTGGGCGCCGACGATGAGGCTCGGGTCGGGCATGAGGGCGTCGGCCACGGCTCAGCTCCCGATGCGCACGATGGTGAACTCGCAGTGGTGCGGCACGCCGCGCCGCTTGAACAGCCCGACCTCGCCGGACACCTCGTGCAGGGCGCCGCCCCACTCGATGCGGGCCGTGGCCGCGATCTGCGCCGGGGGGCAGTGGACCGTCCAGGATGTGATGGTCACCTGCCGCTGGTCGGTCAGCTCCTGCGTGCCGGCGGGCTGCACGGTGGCCGGAAGGGTCGCGCGGGTGGCGGCATCCCAGTCCTGCTTGGTGTTGCCGGTGTACTCGTCTTGCGCCTCGGCGGCGGCTACGACGACGACCTCGTCGTAGTACCTCACGCGCGCACGCCTGGCCGGATGGTGAACGCCCCGGTGGGGGCTACGGCGCCCCGCACCCCTGGTAGCAGCGCGATGATGCGCCGCTCGTCAGCGGTGATGAGCGAACCACCATCGGCGTCGAAGTAGGACTCCGACTCCGACCCCGTCGCCCACGACCGCACGCTCGTCGGGTTGGAGTAGATGCGGGTCGCGACGCTGATGGCCACCACATGCAGCCCCGCCCAGGCGGCCTCAAGTACAGGGTTGCCGTACTCGATCCGCACCAGGGCGTCGGCCCGAGCCGCCGCTGATGCCGCCCGGATCGGGTCTGGCACCTCGGCGAAGCTCGCGGCTAGATCATCCGCCGTGACGAGTTCCGACTGAGCGCCTGACGGAATGGGCATGTGCTTCCTCCCGCCAAGTGTCGGTGGCCAGGGGAGGGGGAGAGGGGCGCGGCGCCCCTCTCCCCCTGCGCCCTCGGCTGCTAGCTGGAGCGGTCAGAACCGCTGCCGTGGCGCCCGGAGCCGCCCGCGGGCGGCTCCTCCCAGGCGTTCGGGTTCGTGATCGCCTTCTCGGCCCACTTCGGGATGTCGTCCTCCGGACCGAACGTGTGCGACTGCCCGTTCTCGTCCAGGACGTGCACGAAGGTCGCGAGCTTGCTCACGCGACGTCCGCCACGAACAGGCGGCGCGGGTTCTCCAGCACCGGCATGCCGACGGCGTCCACGAACGTGAACTGTCGGAACGGGGGGCCCTCCTTGATGACGACCCCCACGATGCCGGGGGCGTCGGAGAACGACAGGTCCGTCTGCGCGGCGTTGACGAGCTCCAGGCCCGTCGCGGTCACGCCCCACGCCGTGTAGCCGACGTTGTCGCCGTGGATGATCACCCGGTCGTCGGGGATGACGCGGGTGGTCACGCCATCTACGTCGACCGCCGAGTCGTAGACCAGGGTGACCGGCGGCAGCCCGTACGCGGCCAGCGCCGCGTCCAGGGCCGGGCGGGTCACCAGGCCGGGGGCGCCCACCAGCGACGCCGACAGGGTGCGGATCTCCGCGTTCTGCAGCATGTAGTTCAGGACGCGGGTGGAGATCACCATGCCCGTGGGGCGCGAGCCGTTGCTGGCGACGTAGGTGTTCACCCATGACGTCAGGTCCGCGATGATCGTCGCCGAGGCGATTGTCGACCACGGCGTCGCCGCCGTCACGATGTGCCCCGCCGGGACGCCGAAGTCGGCCTCCATCGTCAGGTTGCCCTCGCCGGCGAGCGTGAACTTGCCGTCGGTGAGGACGTCGCCGCGGGCCTGCTCCATGCGGGCCCGCACCTCGAGGGTGAGGTTCGTGGCGTCGTCGTAGATCGCGTCCACGATCGCGCTGTTGTTCGTGCCGCCCAGGCGGGCGAACTCCAGCTGAAGGCGCTCCAGCTCACCAACGCTCAGGGACGACGAAAGCGGGGGCAGCTTGACCTGCTTGGTGGTGACCGCGTTGCGCTCGGACACGTGCAGACGCGCGTCGAAGGCGCGGAAGCGGGCCGTGCGGTTGGTGCGGGTCAGCTCCGACAGGTCGACCGTGTTGCGGTTGAGCACGCGGTCCGGCAGGAGCAGGTTCAGCACCTGGTCGGAAGGGGAGGGGACGTCCCGCACGAAGGCGGTCAGGGCGTCGGGGGTGACGGGACCGTCGAAGACGATGGCCATGAGTCAGTCCTTCCGGCTCAGGCGGTGAAGTGGATGAGGGGAAGGGCCGCCGCGCCGCCGGCCCCGAGGGACCCGGCGCCGGACTGGAACGGCAGGCGTGCCGTCTTCACGAACCCGTGGACGACCAGCGCACCACCGACCTTGGAGGTCGCCGACGGGATGCGCAGGGAGCCGAAGAGGATCCCGGCCGCAGCGCCGCTGCCCGAGTAGGGGCCGCCGTTGGTGCCGATGACGGTCCCGGACGGCAGGTAGCCGTTCGGGTAGTGCGTGCCCGCGGTGAACAGGGACGCGTCGATGGTGATGCCGGGGTTGGTGCCAGGCTCGGTGCCGTGCGGGCTCAGGAGCCACGACCGCTTCTCTGCCTGGTAGCCCACGGTGCTGACGGAGATGTCAGTCATGGTCTTCCTCTCTCAGGTGGAGCGGTCGGGGGGTCCGATCCGCTGGATCAGTTCTTGCCGGCCCTGTCGCCGAAGCGGCGCAGGGCCTCGGCCTTGCCGTCGGCGCTGCCGCCGGTCGGCGTGCCGGCACGCGCACCCTGTGAGGGGTCCGGGCGCGGAGCGGGAGGGGCGGCCGAAGCCGCGGACAGCGCCGCGATGCGGGTCGCGCGGGCCTCGAGCTGCTCCTCGGTGCCGGTGCCCAGCAGGTCCAGGTCGTCCTCGGACAGTCGGTGCTTGGCGGCGATGCGGAAGCGCAGGGCGTCTGAGCGCGCCACTTCGACCTCGCGCTGGCTGGCGGCCACCTGGTCGGCGAGCCGCTGCTGCTCGGTCTTCTGCGACTCCACGTAGGCGTCGTAGTCCTTCGCCTTCTGGGCGTTCTCCTTGGCGCGGGCCTCGTTGGTGCGGGCCTGCTGCTTCCAGAAGTCCACCGTGTCGGTGGGCTTGGGATCCGGCGCCGAAGGGTCGCCCGTTGCGGGCGGGGTCGGCGCGGGGGTGGGCTCGCTCATGTGCTGCTCCCGTTGCGGGATCGGTCCGGCCCCGTTGCGGGTCCGGGACAACTAGGTGTGCTGGGTCATGAGGTTGTTGACACCTCAGGACTCGGGCTCGACGTGTCGCCGGGCTGCCTCGCGGCGCAGGACTGACAGGACGCCGGGGTTGCTCATGCCGACGCGGGCCGCGATCTCGCGGAGGCTGGCGCCCTTCTCGTGGGCGTCCCAGATCAGGTCGTCGCGCTTGGTGCGCCACTCGTCGAGCCGCTTGGCCGCTGCTGCGAGGTCTCTCGCGAGTTGCGGGTCCAGGGGCACGCTAAGCACGTTAGCGGCTGTACTCATGGCCGGGCATACCTCCCGTCAAGTCCTGGCGTCATGTCCACCATCCGCCGACCATCCGGCTGATCTCCGCGCGGTGCTGGGTGAAGTAGTGCCGCTCCATCGCGTCGTGCGCTGACCGTGCGTCGGCGGCCTGCTCCGTGTGCTGGCATCGGGCGACGAAGAAGCAGTGGACGGTGATGAGGTCGAACAGCGCCTCGCTCACGGAGTCGCCTTCTGGGCCAAGCGGCGGCCAACGTCACGGAGCCCGGCGGCGGCCGAGGTGAACGCTTGCCGGACGGCCAGGGGCAGGGCCCGATCTGCCGCCAGGGCGTCCATCTGCGTGGCCGCTTCTTCGAGCGCCTCCTGCCTGCCTTGCTCACGCCCGGCTTCCCAGCCGAGGGTCCAAGCGCGAACCTGCTCGGGCGTGTTTTCGATGTGGCCTTGCGCTCGTCCGGTCACCGCTGCCACCAGCGCTTCCGGCCGCCCAGGGCAATGGTGAGGATCGTGTCCCACTGCTGCCTGTGCCAGTCCACGTGAGCCTCGATGTTGCTCGGCGGTACCGCTGCGCCACAGCCGGGGCATGCGAGAAGCGCGGCTCGCCGCCCGGACTCAATCGGTTGCCACGGCAGCGCCCACGCGGCGCGGCCCTCTGGCGCATTGACGTTGTCGGGCGCACGACGGACGCCGGATGGATTGAGGTTCGTCATCAGAAGTCCTCGCAGTCGGTGGCGTGAGCGCCTGCCTGCTCGCACTTGTCGCACCAGAAGTCAGGGGCCTGGTGCTCGTGCAGCGGCTGGTCGTTGTCCGGTGCGACACAGTCCGGGTAGGTGGCGCAGGTGCCTGCCGCCCCGGGCGCGTGCGCGGACGCTTCGGCCTCGCACCCATCGCAGAGGTCGCGGCTGGACAGGTACTGGACCGCGTCGCCGCACTCCCGGCACTGGCGCTCGTCCGTCGGCTCGGAGGCCAGGCGGTCAGCGCGGTCGCGGAGCCAGTCGACGCCCGTCTCGCCGTACAGCAGGTCGCCGGGCTCGGCCGCATCCCAAGCGTCAGCGGCGGCGCGGAGGGCGCGAGCCCCTGCCTCCCGGTCACTGGCTTCGCTCATCAGGATCCCTGCTGGTCAACGGCCACTGCGACCTGCGCGACGGCAGCCAGGTCCGCAACGATCTGGTCGTCGACGCTGGTGTTGTCCCATGCCTCCAGGTAGAGGCGGCACCGGTTGGCCAACTCCATCCGCACCATCAGTTTGCGGGTCGCCAGGCTCAGTTCCTTGTCCATGCTCACTCCTTCGTCGGTGCTCACTATGTTAGCGTTTCGGTGCTAACTAAGCAAGCACTAGCGAAGGTCGTGACCTGGCTGGACACCGGAACGCGCCCCTCAGTCCCGAGGGTCGGCGACGCCTGTGTCTGCGGATCGACGGCGGGCGCCCCATCGCCCACGTCGCGGCCGAGTCCGGGGTCTCGCGCGCCACGCTGAGCAAGTGGTACGCCCGCTGGCAGCGGTTCGGCGAGGTCGGCCTAGAAGACCGCTCCTCGCGGCCAGCGCGCTCCCCATCGGCCATCGAGGACGACGTCGTGACCGCCATCCTGGAACTGCGCCGGGCCGAGAAGTGGGGCAAGGCGCGGATCGCCGCGCACCTGAACAGCGTGGGCATCGAGGTCTCCGACGCCACCGTCCAGCGCACCCTCGCCCGCCACGGCATCAGCCGCGTCCGGGACATGGACCCGCCCACTGGGGAACTCGCCCGCGTCATCCGCTACGAGCACCAGGCGCCCGGCGAGATGATCCACGTCGACATCAAGAAGGTCGGGAAGATCCCCGCCGGTGGCGGGTGGGCCGTTCACGGCCAGGGGTCGGAGCAGCACAAGGCGTCAAAGCGGAAGGGCAGCGGAACCGGACGGATCGGCAACGCTTACCTGCACAGCGCCGTCGACGACTACTCGCGCCTGGCCTACACCGAGGTCCTCGAAGACGAGAAGGGCGTCACGGCCGCCGACTTCTGGCTCCGCTCAGCGCTGTTCTTTGGCGACTTCGGCATCGAGAGCATCCGCCGGTGCCTGACTGACAACGGCTCCTGCTACCGCTCACGCGCATTCGCCGCCGCACTCGAAGAGACCGGTACGGTGCACAAGCGGACCCGGCCCTACTCACCGAAGACCAACGGGAAGGTCGAGCGCTACAACCAGACGATGTCGAAGGAGTGGCTGCGCCGCCGCGCCTACGCCAGCGAGGCCGAGCGGACCGAGGCTCTGGCGGAGTTTCTGAACTACTACAACCACGAGCGGCCCCACTCGGCGCTCGGCTACCGGCCTCCGATCAGCCGGACCCTCGTGGTCGGGCCCCGGGTCGAGTCTCAGGTGATCGCGCTGCCCGAGACCGAGCCCGAGTGGTCCCTCTTCGACGTCTGACCGTCAACAAGGTCATGACCCACTACAACTAGGGGGCGAGGTAGCCGTTCTGGCGCAGCAGCGTCAGGGCGTCCTCGCGGTCGCTCGCGTAGCGGTAGATCGCATCCACCGTGGGGCGGGTGTTCGCTCGCGCCAGGCCCGCGGCGCGGCGCGCCCGGTTGGCGACACCGCGCTTCGTCGTGCCCTCGAGCGTGTACATGCCGCCGGCCGATCGGCCCCGGTCGGCGTTCACGACCTGGAGTGGGTCGGCGCCGTCGGCAACCGCCTGGCGTTGCGCTGCGCGGAGCCCCGTGACGCGACCCTCGGAGAACAGTCGCGCCGGATCCGTGGCGACCTCGCCAAGCCCGGACTCCACGCACGGCAAGTGGAAACAGTCGCAGCGGGGGTGACGCAGGAAGCCGTCGTTGAAGCGGAACCACTTGCCCGCCAGGATCGCGCAGCGGGTGCAGCACGGCGGGTTCACTGCCCGCGTCCAGCCCACCCGAGGGCGAGCCGCCACCGCCACCGACGCTGCAGCACGGCCGGCGTCCGTCACCTGCGTGCGGACCGCCATCTCCAGCCACGCCGCACCGGCAGACAGCGCCCGCTCCGGGGCCACCGTGCCGACCGACGCTGCCTTCGACGTCGTCACCGCCCCGTACAGCAGGGAGTCCAACGGGCGCCCATCCGAGGCGACGCCCGCGAACGCCTCCGGCGCAACCTCCGCCAGCGCGTCCACGGCCACGCCCTGCTGCTCGAGCGCAGCCGGCACGTACGCAGCACCCGAGCGGGCCGCGGCGCCCTGTGCGGCGCCCACCAGACCGACGAGCAGTGGTCCCACCGTGCGCCACGAGGCATCGAAGTCCGGACCCATCCGGCCCCACGCGGCAGTAGCGGCCGCCATCGTGACCAGCTGCACCCGCTGAACCTGCCGGTAGTGCGAGGCCGCGGCCTCAGGCAGGGGCATCGGCCCGGACCGGCTCGCTCGGAGACGTCAAGTCGGTCAACGTCCGCGTGGCCTGCCGGACCGCCGTCACGGCCGGATCGGACTCAGCCGACTCCTCGTCGTACTGCCGGGCCCGCTCCCGCTTCGCCCGCGACCAGCCGAGCTCCTCGCGAGCCATCTCCAGCGGCATCAGGTACTTGCCGTTCACCTGGACCGACGCGAGCTTCGTCACCGCGTCCGCCTGCTGCGCGCGCGTCGGGGTCTCCGGGTTACGCCACACCGTCTCCATGCGCGCCAGCTCCGGGCGCCACACACCGTCGATGATCCGGCGCACGAACCGGTTGCCCAGTTCCCACGAGCCACCGAGGGTCCGGTGCTTGCGGTAGGCGTTCATGATCAGGCGCGTTTCGTCCGCGACGATGCTGCCCTCGGTCGGAGGGTTCGTCGTGTACTGCCCGTAGAACCGCGTCGGCAGCCCCGAGACGCCACTGGCGAGGTTCGCGTAGTGGTTCACGATGGTCTCGAAGTTCTTGAGGTCAGCGGCATCGAACTGCCCGACCTTGGCGTCGTTGTTCTGCAGCGCCCACACTGCGCCGAAGTACGTCTCCCACTGCGTGACCGGGTTCCCGTCCTGGTCGACGAAGTCCTTCGGCGCAGCCCCCAGCACGTACCGCTGAGGCACCGCCAGCACCTCGGTCGCGACCTGCGCGTTCGTCAGTGCCCGGCACGCCGCGTCCGTGAGTGAGATGACGTCCGCCATCTCGCTCAGCCCGTACCGGCGCTTGAGCCGGGACCGGTTCACCAGCGGCACCACCGGAACCCGGCCAAGCCTGTGCTCGTCGCGGTCAACCTCGGCCCAGCCGCGGGTCGAACCCGAGCGCTCCAGCCAGATCGTCTCGTTCGGCAGGTACAGCGTCGCGTACTCCGCCGTCGGCCCCTGGCCCTGCAGCGTGCGCGTCTTGCGCAGCGCCGCGCTCACCCACCGGGTGCGTGGGTCGATCTCATGGGTCACCTCGAGCGGGGACTCCACCGTCACCAGGGGCATGTCTGGGTCCGGGTCCTCGGGGGACCGCGACCCGATGCAGATGTAGGACCGCCCGAAGATCATGGCGTCCAGGTGGGCCTGCTGGGACTCCTCGTCCAGGCCGTTCGCCTGCCAGATCGCCCACAGGTCGTCGTCCAGGTCGTCCGAGCCGGCGAGGCGGAAGCCTTCGATGTCGCACCGCTGCTCGACAGAGTCCACGGTGATCCGCGGCCAGTTCACCGTCGTGATGAATCGCTCAAGCTCGGGCGGGACCGCAAGCCCCAGGGTCTCCAGTCGGTGGATGCCCTCGTAGTAGGCATCCAGGGCCAGGAGCGGGTTCCGGTCGCGACCCATCTGCCCCGACAGCCGATTGAAGGTCGCCGCCTCGTCGTCGGACAGCGCCACGACGGCCACCCCCTACCGTCGAAAGATGATGACCCTGGTGTCGGACTTCGCGCCCCAGCCGGCCGCCATGGCGTCGGCGCGAGCCTCGAGGGCGAGCGCGTCGCCGACCACGGAGTCGATCTTGCGGGCGCTGTTGGGGTTCTCCTTGCGGACCAGCCGGTGCTGGCCCTTGCGGCGCACGTAGACGTTGCCGTAGTGCTCTGCGGCCAGCGGGTCCGCGTCGTGCCAGATCTCGCCCGTCACGAAGCCCGTGTGAAGGCGGTCCAGCGCCGCGCCCATCGCCACCTCGCGGCGCGTCTCCCAGGAGATGACGCGGTCGCCGAACTCCTCGGCCAGGGCGTCGATGTCGCTGCGCCACTCGTGCGGGTCGAAGTAGCCGCGGACCACGTCGTAGCGCCCGAACGCCTCACGAATCGTCGCCAGGACATCCGAGCGCGGGACCTCCCAGCCGATGCCAGCAGCACCCTCCGGCTTCGGCCACGCACCGATCCGGAACAGGAACCCATCCGACATGCGGCAGCCCCGCAGAACCGTCGTGTCGTCGTTGAGGCTGCCGTCGAAGCCGAGCGTGATCGGCTCACCAGGATCCACCACCGCGGACGGGCGCGGGCGGTCATCGCCCTCGGCCGGCTCGGCACTGACGTCCTGGCGGGCATGGACGTCCTTGGCGATCCAGGCGTCCACTGTGCTCATCGGCCGATTCAGGAAGTAGCGGGCCGCCGTCGCCTCATCCGGGCACGAACGCGGGTCACACATCTCCCGGTACAGCCGCGGCAGATCCATCCACCCCGCAGCGGCGCCGTACACCTGCCGCAGCTGCGCCATGGTGTGCGGCTCGTCGGTGATGTCGATGCGACCCTTGGCTTCGCGGTGGTCCACCAGGATCGTCGACGCGAGCTCGCCCTTGCGCCAGGCGGTCAGCGTCTCCTCGAAGATGGACTGCTCGCCGGGGCGGTACGCCGTCGAAGTCTGCAGCATCCAGGGCTGGGAACCCATCCGCTTACCCAGGTTGCGCCGCACCGTGCCGTACATGTTCTTGAGCTCGCGCAGCACGTACAGGTGCGTCTCGTCGGCGACGACGAATGTCTCCTTGCCGCCATCCTTCGAGGCGCTGCCCGCGGTGCAGGCCCGGATCTCCCCACCGTGCGGCAGGTAGATCGCCGTCGCCGACTGGTACTGCCGGATGCCGCTGACGCCACCGAAGACTTCCGGGAAGGCGTCTGGGCCCCATTCGCCGGCGATGAACGCCACGTTCTCGAACGTGTTGCCCGCCTGCGACTCCTCGGTCGCGAGGCACTTGATGAGCGGGGACACCACCGGGCGACCAACCGGCTGCCCCTCGGCACTCCAGCCGTCGAAGCGCACCGGGCCGAACGCCTCCGCGACCGCGATGTGGCCGGCGGTCTCGCTCTTGGCGCGCCCCTTCGCCCGGGACAGCACGCCCTCGTCGTAGACGCGGCGGCCCGTCTTCGGGTCGATGCGGTACGCCTCGATGAGGAACTCGCGCATCTCGTCGTCGTAGTCCAGGGCCTCGCCCTGGACGTCACCCGGGCCGTGCACCTCGAACTCATGGATCCAGTCGAGCACCTCGTAGCCCAGGGACGGGACGTGGCCGTCGAACAGCGGGCCGCCCCAGCTCACGAGGACTTGGCCGCCCGAGCCCGGTCCAGGCTCGACACCTTCGAGGGCGCCTGGGTCCCGCGCAAGGGGCGCTTCTGGGGGCGCTTCCCGGTCGCGTCGTCCGGGAGCCGCAGAGCGGCGACCAGGCGAGCCAACAGGGCCGCCTGCTGACGGACCTCACCGAACAACGGGTGAGTCATCGGACCTGCGCGACCCTCGACCACCGGGTCGACCTGGGCGGCCATCGTCTCCAGCAGCTCCACGCGGTCAGCAGTGCGGCAGGCGCTCAGCGCCACCTCGCGACGGGGGTCGTCCTCGTGGGTCAGCGACGCATCCTGGGCCAGCAGCGAGCCCCACAGGCGCTCTCCGCGGGCACTCAGGCCAGCCGGAGCGTCACTCATGGTCACCGCCTCCATGCGCGTACGGGATGAACCGAGGGGTCTGGACTGCGAGGCACCTCTCCGGCGGTCCGGAGGTGATCATGGTCGAGGGGGGTCCCCCCACCCTGCGTGACCATCAACGCCAGCCGGTCACGCTCAGCGACCGGGCGCCCATGCCTTGCCGTGACTGGCGAGCCCCGCGGCGCGCAGGTTGCAGCTACTCACGTGCTCGGGGCCGCCGTAGGTGCTGCGGTCGACGCCGTGCCCGAGGTGCCATGCCTGTCCGGGTGCGATCAGCTCGTTGCATCGCCAGCAGGTGACCGCGCCGGCGGCAACGCGGGGAGCCCACTGCAGCCGGAGCCTGTCGTGCTCGGCGTCGTAGCCGCGGGCCTGTCGTCGTCCACGCTTGGCGTCGGCCTCGCGCGCATGGTCCACGCAGCGGCCCGAGTCGACGAGCACGGGGCACCCGGCCTGCGAGCACACCCGCTTAGCCCTGCCCATCGCGCGCCTCTAGCCACGCATCCAGCAGCGGGTCGGTGACTGCTGTCCTGACGGCGCGGTCCTTGGCGTCGACCACGGGGAAGGTGCGCGTCGCCTGTTCGAGCGCTTCGCGGATGTCGTGGGTGGCGACGTCCATGGCGCCTCCCAAGCCTGCGGGCTAGCCGACCTCGGGGGACGTTGTCGTGCGCGCCCAGCCAGCCCGGCGCGTGTCGCCCGTGGTGCTTACCCGGCTGTCCGGGCTAGCCACGTGTGGTGCCCCGCTCTTCCGGCGTCACCGGTCACCGCGGGGCCTGGGTGGTGGGTGGGATGGCCGGCTTGAGCCGGATACCCGGGTGTCGAGGTTGCCCACGACAGACGGCCACTCCCTGCGAGGTGGCCCGCCGCCCGTTTTCGGGGTCGGCGGAACTACCAGGTGTCACACACTAGGTGATCGGGCGGTCACTCGCCAGCATTCCGTGCAGAGTCGTCACGTCGCGAGTTCGCCTTCCAGGATCTCGACCGGGCGCCATTCAGTTCGCCCGTCCGGGTAGCGAGCGGTGGCGCCATAGCGGCGCATGAGGTCCACGCTGATGTCGGCCATGGAGTAGATACCCGACGCCTGGAAAGAGTGGGCGATGGCCCATCCATCCAGGGTGACCTCATCCAGGACAGCGCCATCCCAGTCGGCTGGCACATCGGCGGTGATCGTCCCTTGGCGCATGACCACAGGGGTGGCGCGTGGGCGCCCTTGGCGCAGCCAGTTCCACACCTCGCGGACTGTAGGCCGCTTGGAGCCGACCACGAGCGACAGGTGACCCACAGGGCCGTCCGGCAGGCGGATGTAGCGACCTGATCGAGCAGCGAACTCGTCGATGTCCTTCATGCCCCGATCCTCTCCGCCTCGCGCTCGATGTACCAGGCCGTCACGTCGACCCGGTCATACTTCCCCTCGGTCGCCTTGACCTTCTCGGGGTAGCGGCTGGCCCACTTGCGGATGGTGGCGGGCTGGATGCTGCGCCCGAAGCGCTCGCTCATCCACGCGGCGAGGTCGTCGCCGGTCATCTTGTCGTCGGCCGTCTCGCGGCCAGCACGTGCGTCGATGTCCCGTGCGAGCTGCTTCCACCTCAGCGCATCCCAAGCGTGATCGCTGTTGGCGTCGCAGATGAGGTCGCGGTGGCCGTGCTCGTGGCCGAACTGGGCGCGCACGGTGCCGTAGCAGGGCTGCCCGTCGATGACGTGCGGGCAGGGCCCCACTGCGGGGCGCCTGACGCCAGCGGGCTCGACGATGCCGTGGAGGCGCTTGGCAAGCTTCACCAACAGTTCGACCTCCTCGGGGGCGTCGTGCTGGTTGGCGATCCACTCAGCGTGCTCGGGGAGCCAGGCGACCATGGCGTAGACGTCGTTGGCGTAGAGGCCGCCTGTCGCGGCGCAGGCGACCTCGTCCTGAACGGAGTGGACCCAGTAGGCGAGCCAGCGCCTGATGGCTTCGATGAGGTCCAGCCGGTCGGTGCCGCCGGGCAGGCGGACGTCCTTGCTGGGGGAGCCGATGGTGGGGCCACCGCTGCTGCGGTGCATGGCATCCATGAGGGCGTCCCAGTCGCCGGCCACGGCGGCGAGGGTCGCGCGGAGCGTGATCTGCAGCTCGTCGGGGGAAGTCACTGCGGTCTCCTCGGGTCAGGCGGTGCGGTACTGGCGGTCGATGAGCGCTTTGAGCTCGGCGATGCGTGCGTCCTTCTCGGCGAGAGCGCGTTCGAGGCGGGCGGTGTAGACGAGGTGGGCGTGGAGGTCTTCGTCGAAGACGCCGACGACGCGCCAGATGCCTTGGTGGGCCCGGTCGCGGTAGGCGGCTTGGCTGGCTGCGGCGAGGCGGTCGTGGCGGGCCTGGTCGTCGGTGGTCATGGCCTGCCTCCTCCTTCGATGCTGCGGAGCCTGGGCTTGGCCCTCTCGTCGATGACGAGCATGAGCAGGTCGAACTCCTCGACGGTGAGGACGAGGCGGGCGAGGGGCCAGTCCTCGGGGTGGCTGTTTACGACCTTGTCCCGGCGGGCGCGCAGGCGAGCCCACGGGTCGGGGGGCTTGTCGGTCATGGCGATGCCTCGCTGGTGCACCCGCAGATGTGCGTCGTCACGTCGGTGTTGGCCGGATAGGCGCCGGGCACGGAAGCCGACTTGACCCCGACGCCTGACACATAGACGGGCCCGAGGTGGCGACCCATCCCGGCCGGGCAGGCGCCGATATCCAGCCAACCAATCAACGCCGGCTCACCCATGCCGAGCCACCTCCGCTGCCGCCAGTACTCCTGTGCGGAAGTCATGCGGCATGTCGTTCCACACCCGCTCCAGGCGGGCAACGATCGCCTCCGCCGCCTCCTCGTGCCCGGTGGCCACCCCGGACAGGTACGTGGCGCGCAGGGTGCTGTCGCCGAGCGCGGCGTGCGTGCGGCGGTCGATGCCCTCCCAGCGGCCGGTGTCGGCGGTCATCGGGTGGCCTGCCGCTCGTAGTGCTCGTGTGCGGCGCAGAAGCCCGTGCCGGTGCGCGCGTCGGGGTGAGTGCAGTCGCCCATCCCGTCGTGCTTTTCGGCGGCGTGCGCGCAGATCTCGCAATCGCGCTCTCGAGTGCTCTCGCTCATCGCTTGTCTCCTCGTCGTCGGTCGAACTTGATCACTGCGGCCATCGGCCCGGTCGTCACTTCCAGCGCCCGCACGCTCGGCGGCCGGGGCTCCTGCGTCAGCGGCGGGCGCGGCGGGGGAGCGGACGGGTCGGTGACCACGGGGATGTGCCGGGCGTACGCCTCACGCACCATCTCCACGCCGTCCGTGTCGCCCAACTCCTCGAAGCGGTCCACCAGGTCCGCCGCGAACTGGCCCGCGTCCGATGCGGCGTACGCCTCGGCCATGCGCTGCTCGATGAGCCGCACGGTGTCGTTGACGAGCGCGACGGCCTCCCGCCACCGCCGGGTGCGCTCAGGGCTCGCGTGGGGGCCGTGGTACAGCTCGGGGCGCAGGAGACGGGTCAGCGCGGCGGCGCGGTCCTCGGTCATCGGCGCCCCCCCCTCTTCGCCTTCATCGCCCCGACCACGTACTGGCCGACGACGAGCGCGCACACGACGACGCAGCCGAACAGCCACGTGAGTGGGTTCGTGCCGGTCGCGGTCATCAGGGCCGTCATGGCGTCGCTCACGAGACCTCCCCTCGCCGTAGTTCCATGGCCAGCCCGACGACCTCGCGGCGTCGGTAGCGGCGGTGGCCTCCCGGCGGCCTGACGGGGTGCAGCCGACCCGCGTCGGACCAGTTGACGAGAGTGACGGTGCTGACCCCGAGCAGCCGCGCGGCGTAGCCGGGGGACACCAAGTCGTCAGCCACGGGCACCTCGGGGACGGGCTCGATGACCGGCAGCGAGCACTCCTCGATGGCATGCGCCCACGTCTGGCAGAGCATCTGGTCACCCGTCGTGGTGTCGGTCCACTGCCACCAGGGGCCCTGGCGCCGGATGCGGTAGCGGGCGCTCATCGCAGGACCTCCGAGGCGAGAGCGATGCCACCGACCAGGCAGACGGCCAGCGCGAGGACGCATGCGGCGAACCGCTTCGGCCAGTTGGCGCTCATCCGAGCCCCCAGTGCGAACCGACCCACGCGGCGCCAGCGAGGACCACTGCGAGGGCGAGCAGGTGCCGCACGCGCAGCCCCAGGGGCTCGGCGGTCGGGTAGGGGCGGGTCACGTCGGGCTCCCGTCTGCCCAGCCGTCGCAGTCGCACTGCGGTCGGGACGCCTCTGCGCCCGACCCTGCGCGGACGGTGCAGAACGTCATGCCGTGGTACGTGGCGGGGTGTCCGCACTTGCGACACGGCCCTCCCCAGCCGCTCACCTCGCCACCTCCGCCGCCAACTGCTTCCGTGCCCGCTCGGGCACGTCGACTGCCAGGAAGTGCGCGAAATCCTGGCGCGAGTCCCACCAGGCGCCGAGGTTCTGCCGGTGCCGCAGGCAGGTGTCCGCGGCGGTGCACCAGTCGCACTCCTCGCTCAACCACGTCCGGGTTTCCTGGACGGCATCGTCAAACTGAGCCAGCACCAGCCCCGCCTGGTCGTCCAACGCGGTGTTCCACGTCTCCAGGTCGATGTGGCCGGGGTTGACGGACCACACCTCCTGCCACAGTTGCTCGAGGAGGGCGGCGCGGCTCATCTGCTGGCGTTCGTAGAAGCCGAGGAGGACGAACGTCCGCTGCTCCAGCTCGTCGAGGTGCCTCATGCGGTCGCCCCCAGGAGCGCGCCCATCGCCTTGCGGTACTTGGCGCGCAGTCGCCGGGCCGTGTCATCGGGCAGGAGTGCCAGTCGGCCCTCGTCAGAGTTGTCGAGGTTGTCCGCGATCTTGACGACTCGGGCGATGGGGTTCGCTGCCGCTCGGCGCACAGCGTCCCTGTACGTCTCGCCGCCGCGCCTGGTCAGTGCGTCCACGGCCTCAACGACCTCGGCGGGGAAGCCTGCAACCGCCAGCCCCTCAAGGCTCACGTCGCAGTCCTCGACCACGTCATGTAGCCATGCGGTGACGACGCAGGGGGCGCCGTAGCCGCCCATGAGCAGGCGTCCGGCGACCCGGGCGGGGTGCTCGATGTACGGGCGGCCCGCCTTGTCGACCTGGCCCTCATGAGCCATGCGCGCGAAGTCTGCCGCGCGGGCGAGGTGGACGTCCCAGTCGCCGCTCACCCCTGCCACGCCCTCACGAGCCGTTCCCACCGCGTCGGCACGTACTCCGGTGCCGCCTCGGGCGCGGGCTGCGCTTCCACGGCCTCGACCCACGCCATGAGCCCCAGCAGCGCCTCGGTGTGGAACTCCAGGTGCCGGAAGGACCGCTCGGCGCCGGTCTCCTCGGGGTCCTTCGCGGCGAGGCGGTCGCGGGCGCGGTCGAAGTGCAGTTCCCACGGGAGGTCTACGCCGTGCGGGTCGGTGGCGGTCACTTCGCCCACCGCTCGGCGACGTACGCCCGGTACTTCTCCAGCACCGGCAGCATGCGCTCACGCACCTCGTCGGGAGCCATGAGGTAGGTCCGCTCGCAGGCCGCCAGGTCGCCACGGTCGGCGGGGTACTGGCCTCGGCTGGGCTCCGGCCCGCCGCGCACGCCGTAGAGGCTCAGTGCGTCCGAGGAGATGCCCCAGCACCGGTCGCGAGCACGGGCGACCTGGCAGTGCAGCCGGTCGGCCAGGAAGGCCGCCACGGTGGCCTGCTGAATAACATCGCTCATCCCTGCTCCTCCCGTACGGCCACGAGCCAGTTCTTCCGGTCCCACCACGCCCACGCCTCCTGCTCCCGCCCGTCGCGTTCGGCGGCCTCGGCTTCGGTGGTGGCCCGGTCGGCGAGGGCGGCGATGGTGCGCCGGCGGACCTCGGGCTTGAGGAGGCTGATCACGTCCTGAACGAGTCGCCAGGCTTCGGCGCTGCCCTCGGGCAGCTTCAGGCGCGCGAGGTGGGGGACGACGACGGCGACGAGCTGCTCCTGGAACGGGCCGCGCAGCAGGGCCCGGTCGACGGGCGCGACCTCGGTGGGCTCCGGCGTCGGGGCGGGCTTCACGGCCACCAGGGGGCACGACGCGGCCTCGTGGTCGATGCACACGGTCGTCTCGTGGGCGCCGGTGTCGCGGGCCCATTCGTAGCGGCCGGCGTGCCCGGGGCGGTACGCGAGGGCGGTCATGGGTGCGCCTCCAGCCATGCGTCCCGAGCCCGGCGGTACTCATGCTGCGCAGCGCCGAGCGCGTTCCAGCGGGCCTCGTGGTAGTCGGTGACCCGCCGAGTCGTCAGCGTTCGGCAGCGAACCTGGGCCAGCGCCTCGCACTTAGGGCACGGCACCTCCTCCGGGCGGTACGGGTACTCCTCCTGCGGGTAGCCCTCACCGGCCATCAGCGCGCCTCCTCGTCCGGGGCGGCCACGGCAGGCGGGGCAGCGGCCAGGCGGCGGGCAGCCTCTCGAAGCCACGCCACGTCCTCGCTGTGCAGCCCCGCAGACCCCTCGGCCGCGCGCACGATGTCGGCCAGCACCTCCTGGCGTGCGCGGTGGACGGCGTCGGGGATGGCGCCCTGTCGCCACCCAGCCAGGACGAGCCGCGCGGCGAGCTGGTGGTTGTCGAGGTCGTCAGGGCCGACCGACTCCAGGCCCACCTCGAACAACGCTCGCGCGAGAGCGATGACCTCCTCAGAGCGCGAGCGGGCCACAGCGGCGTCGGGGTCGCCACGGCGGTCCAGCGCGGCCAGGACGGCGCGGAGCCCGTGTACGACGAGCAGGCTCCCGGCCGGGCGGAGGAGGTCCGCCGACGTGTAGCCGGGCGCAGCGGCCCGCCAGAACACGTCCAGCAGCCGGTCCATCTCGGCCTCGTCGTCCCCGTCCGGCGCGGCCTCCCCGTGGAGGGAGCACGCCGGGTCCATGTGCATCAAGGGCTCGTACTCGGGTATCCCGAGGTCGGTCGCCGTGGTGCAGCGCCCATCGCACTCCGGCGCGGCCTGATGGTGCTCCGGCCCGAGGTGGCAGACCGCGCACGACTCGCGCCCGCCGTCGTCCAGGTGCTCGGCGTAGCGGTGCACGGCGGGGTCGCGCACGTCCGGCGCGGCCGTCGGGGTGAGCCGGGCGGCCACCACGGCGCGCAGGTCAGCGGACGCGGTGACCATGAACTCCGACAGGCGCAGGCCAGCGGCCCGGCTGTAGGGCCAGCCCATCTCCGCGAAGCCGTCCAGGGCGTCCGCGATAGCCTCCAGCCGCTCCACCGTGGCGGGGTCGGCCAGCACCACCAGCGGGTCGACGGCGGTCATGCCGTGGCCTCGCGGTTCGCCTCGGGGTCCCAGACGCGGACCTCGACCGTCTCGTCCGAGTCGTTGTCGAGGTAGACCGACGGGTCGCCACTGTCCTCGCCCTCGTAGCGGACGACGCTGTCGACCGTCAGGGGTTCGCCCTCGCGGCGGTACTGCTCGGCTGGGATTTCGTACTCGACGACGAGGGTCCGCCGGACGATGACGACCTCGCGGCCGGTCAGCTCCCCGCTCATCGCTGTGCCTCGGCGGCCAGGGCGGCGGCGACGGCTTCCCGGATGTGGCGGCCCGCCGCAACGTGGTCCCAGCGGTGAGCGACCTCCAGCACCGCTTCCAGGGCGGCGTCACGGCGGGCCAGCTCGGCGAGCAGGAACGGGACGTCCTCGCGGGCGTGGGCGATGAAAGCGGCGTTCGCGGCACCACCGTCCTTCGCGTCGAGGTCGCATGACTCGGCGACCCAGACGTGACCAGGCTCGGCGTGGATCTCCCACCCGTCGGCCTCCCACGGGCCGGGCGTCGCGGCGTCCGTCCTGGCGCGGACCTCGGCCAGCACGGTGCGGGGGCCGGTGTCGCTCATCGGGTGCCTCCGGTGTCGATGCGGGCCAGCCGCGCCTGCTCGTGCTCGGCGTACGGCTCGTGGCGGGGCGACAGCAGGCGGGCCAGGAGGGCGGTCATCGCTGGGTCTCGCAGTCGACGGCGTCGAGGTGCTTCGGGCAGGCCCGCAGGCAGTCGCCCGCCGCGTCCTCGGGGTCGTACACGCACGTCTCCACGGGCAGCGGCTCGGACGCCCACGTGTCGGGCAGGTCGTCGGGGTGGACACCCGCGTCGGGGGCGTCGACCCACGGGTCGAAGGTGGGGGCGAGGAAGAGGGTGGCGGTCATGCGGTGGGCTCGGGGAAAACGTGAGCGAGGTCGCCGGCGCGCGTCAGCTTCGGCGTCCCGCTGCCGTGGTAGCGGACGAAGACACCCGCGCTGCTGGCGCGGACGACGGTGCCGTCCTCGGCGGGCGCGTTGTCGTGCGGCCGGTAGACCACGCCGTCCCCTGGCTTGAAGGTCTCGACGGTCTCGGCGCTCATCGCTGCGTCCTCTCGGTCGAACTCGGGTCAGGCGTTGATCGGGACGCCCGCGCGGCGGCGGCCGCGGGGCTTGGGCGCGTCGGTGGCCGGCCGCCCGGGGGACGCGACGGCGCGGGCACGGAGGCGGTCGAACGCCCGCGATCCGACGAGGGCCAGGGCCGCCCACGGGGCGAGGGGGCCGAGGTCGGCGAGCTGCACGACGTCGGGCGCGCGGCCGGCCTCGACGACGGAGCCGACAAAGCCGGCGGCCGCGGTGGCGAGGGCAGCGGGCTGGTGGATCGAGCGCATAGGGACTGCTCCATTCGGGTCGCGGTGTCGAGACACACGCTAGCCGAGGGTGTCGAGACACTGCAAGCCTGAGTAGGCTTGGCGTGTCGAGACACGTTGGAGGCAAGGTGGCGCCCAGCCGAGGCACCGAACGACAGGCCGTGCGCATCGCGCGTGACCTCTGGGACGCCTTCGGCGCGGCCCTGCCCAGCGGCGTGGACAGGTCGACCGCCCTGCGTGCGTTCATGCGCTGGTACCTGCGCGAACCGGGCGCCAAGCTGCCCGAACGGCCGTCGCGCCCCCGCAAGGCCGCTGAGCGACCCGCAGAGCCCCCGACCGACTCGGGGCCGTCCGCGCAGTCCTGATCGCTCCTGGGTGCCCTGGAGGGCCTCCTGGGTGGCGCTCACGCCTCCCACCCCCACGCCGCGACCTGGCGCCGCAGCCGCGCGAGCCACTCCACCCCGTCGCTGCCGTAGACCGCGAGCGTCCCGTCGTCGGCGAGGTCGCACGCCGCGCGGTACAGCTCGGGGTTGGTGGGCTGCTGGGTCTCAGAACGGCGGGACATCACTCGCCTCCTTCGCGGTGGTGGGCCAGGACAGCGGCGCCGAGCCGAGCGGGCGGCCACACACGTGGCTCGCTAACACCTCCACGGGGCGGCCGAGGCCGTCGCGGGCACCGGGCTTGGACCCGGCAATGTGGAACTGGTCGCGGGCGTCCAGCTCGTAGCGCCCGCCGGCCCACAGCAGCCGGTAGGTGGCTCGCCCGGTCAGGACGGCTGCGAGCTCGCCCGCCGCGTCGAGAATGAATGGATCCGCTATTGCGGGAATGGCGCAACGGTCGGCGTCAAGTCCCGCGATGACCACACGCCCGCAGTTCTTGCAGTGACGCCCGCGGGCGGTGCGGGAAACGCCGTCCTCATTCCAGGCGCCGGTGGAACGCATGTGCGCCTCGACATTAAAAGGCTTGGCAGTCATCACGCCCTCCTGCAGGTCTTGCACAGCCCGGCGTAGAGATCGGAGCGCTCAGTGACCTCGCCGCAGCCGTGGCAGGCGTAGATCTCGCCTTCGGTTCCGACCCGGACGAGGTCGAGCGTCGAGACGACCCCACGAGCCGGACTGACCTCGTCCTCGTCCCCGTAGGGGGGGGACGAGGTGGACGAGGTCGTCGGACGGCTCTCGCCACCTCGTCCGGACGACGTGGAGACGAGGTCGGACGAGGTCGGACGAGGTGGGCTGGAGACGAGGTCGATGACGTCGCTGTAGGGCTTGATGTGGTGGTGGACGAGGCTGCCTCGGGCCCCTCCCTGGCGTCGCACGTAACCCTCTTCGACCAGCCGCGCGATAGCCGCGCGAATGGCGGAGGCGTTTCCGTAGACCTCGGTTTCGATGGCCTTGGTGGTCGCCCCGTCAGGAATGTTCGCCAAGAACGCGGAGACCTTTTCCATGAGCTGCGTGGGGCGGAATGGCTGCCTCTCGCCGCTCTCGTTCGTTCGGCCTTCCGGGGGCTCCACGGACAGCGCGATGGTGCCGTTGACGGCGTCGGAGGTCAGGACGGCGGTGCCGGCGACCTTGGCCCCTCCGGAGGCCCCGCGGACGTGACCGGGGCGGTCCTTGTCGACAGTCAGTCGCAGCTTGCCGCTCTGGCCGCGGCCGAAGGGCTTGACGACGTCGGCGCGCAGGGTGCAGCCGGTGGTCATGGCGCGCTTGGCCTGGGCGCCGATGCCGCCCTTGGTCTCGTTGTCCTTGGACTTGGGCACGTGGTCGATGTAGATGACGCAGGCCCCGGTGGTCGCCAGGGGGCGCAGCAGGCGCTGGGCGAAGGCGGTGGCGTCGGTGTTGGAGTTCAGGTCCAGCCCGAGCAGGGTCATGGCCGCGTTCACGCCGTCCAGGACGATCAGCCCGGGAGCGGCGGTGAGTAGGTGCTCCTGCAGGTCTCCGGTCGCGAGGGCGTCGAGGGACTCGTCCGGACCGATGTAGGAGAACAGAGTGCGCAGCTGGTCGTCGCTCGCGCCGGAGTCCCGTAGGCGGGTGACGACGCCAGCCGCGGTGTCCTCGAAGTCCACGAAGGTGACCGGGACGTGGTCGGCCATCGCCTGCAGGACCGCTAGGACGGCCACGAACGTCTTGCCCGACTCGCTCTCGCCGATGATCCCGTTGGTCTTGCCGGCGTAGAACAGGGCCTGGCCGTCGGTGCGGACAAGGTGGGTGGGGCCAGGTTCGGTGACGGCGCCGGACAGGACGCCTTCGAGGTCCTTGGGCCACCAGCTCGTGCGGGTGGTCAGGCCGCCTTCAGGCGGGAGGTCGTGGCTGGCTGATGTAGCAGCGCCGGCAGGTCCAGACGCCCCAGGCGGGGACGTCTCGCCAGGCGTGGCCGATCGCGACGCAGACGATGCCTCCGCCCGACCCTGCGTCGGGATGCTCGGCGAGGCGTTCACGCCAGGGCTGGCGACGCCCGGGGACGGGGAGGTCTGCGGGCTGGGCCATGAGCTCTCCTTGATGAGCCCTGCGAAGGGGTTGATGCACGGGTCGGAGGTGGCGACGGGTGTGTCATGGACGACGGCGATGGCCCCTTCGACCAGTCGCGCCCACTCAGAGTCGGCCTCTTCGTTGCTGCGACTGCCGGCGAGTGACGCGGTCCAGGCGTCGCGGAAGGCGAGAAGGGCGGACGGTGTGCCGTCATGGCCTTCAGCAGCCAGTCGCACCAGGCGCATGACGGCGGTGAGAGCCACCTCGTGGCGGGAGCGCCCTGACTCCGTGAGGTCTTTGCGGTAGCGCTCGAGGGCTCGGCGGGTCTCACGGCAGGCGGGTCCATCGGGCAGGGCGGTCAGCCAGCTGCGTGCCGCGGCAGTGGAGACCTGGCCCTTGACGATGCCGGCCTCGCTGCGCCCTGACGTGAGCCCGTCGATCCACGCCTGCGGAAGGTCAGGTAGGTCGTCGGGGGAGGGCACTACGTTGATGGCCGGGGTGCCGTCGGGGGTGACCCACCGGTAGGTGCGGCCTTCGGGGTGCAGCGAGGGCCACACGAGGGCGTATCGGTGGCGCCACTGGATGACTTCGATGCCGGCGCCGAGGTCACCGGGCCATGCAGCGCCCTCGGGCACACGGTAGAGGCGGATGCCTGACACGCCGTCGTCGCGGCTGGTAGTGCGCCAGGTGGCGGGCAGGGCTCCGAAGGCTCGCTCGAGAGCACTGAGGGTGTCCCCGCCGGTCTTCCCGTCGTACTGGTCGACGTCGATGCCGATGACGTGGTGGGGCATCCGCAGGGCGATGTTCCCGGCCTCTGACTCACTCCACGCCATGAGGTCGGGGTAGGACGGCCAGGGCGCGCTGGCTCCGGTCCATCCGGTCGGGGGTGACTTCTTGGCGCGCACGGGCAGGGGCAGAACACCTCGCCAGCCGGCGTTCCAGTACAGGTCCGCAGCGTGGGTGTACGGACCGCCACTGGCGGCCTCGTAGGCGCTGGTCATGCGGGAACCGCGCCGATGCTGCCTTGTGGCGCTCCGTAGCCGGCGACCTGCAGCATCCGGCAGGCGGTGGCGAGGTGGACGCGCACAGGCTGGATGGACAGGGCCGCAGTGTCGGCAGCCAGCGCGACCTGTGGTGCCACGTGCAGGAAGGGCAGGACCGCCCACCAGCGGCCCGTGTTCGCAGGCCCGCACCCGGCACGGGCCATGACGAGGATCCCGATGTCGGCGCGGGCGTTGAGGCGCTCGGTCTCGGTTTCGGCGAGCCACTGGGCGACTTGGCCGTCGCTGGCAGTCTTGGCGGCCTGGCCCCCCTTGACCTCCCAGGCGATGCCCGGAGTGCCGGTGATGTCGCCCTGGTCGAGGGCGCCGGTCAGCGCCCGCCGTTCGGCGTGGGGGAACCCGGCAGTGCGCAGAAACCGCACGACGGCCGTCTCTGCTGCGGTGCCAATGTCCTTGGGGCGAGTTGCCATGATGGGGAAGTCCTCGCTGGTTCGTGGTCTCTCGGCTGGCGGACTGGCGGGGCGCTGGGCACCTGGTGGCGCAGGCGGTTACGACGCCTGCGCCACCAGGTGTTCGCCGTTCAGGCGGCGTTGCGTAGCGCCCCGAGGACCGCCGGCGTGAGGCTCGGCGCGGCCTTGGTGATGACGTCGTCGCCCATGCCGGCCGCAATGAGCTGCTTGGCCGTGGTGATGTCGTCCGGGCTCGGGCCGGAAGGCGCCGCGGGCGCGGCAGCGGCTGCCGGGGAAGGGACCTCCGCTGCCGCGGTCTGGGCCGGCTCCAGGTCGAGCAGGGCGTCGACGCCTGCTGTGGCGCTGGAGACGAGCTCGTAGGCGTACTCCTTGGAGGGGAAACCGCCCCCGGCGGGCTTGGGGCCGTAGCCGGTGAAGCGGGCCGTGAAGGTGTCCCCGGGGCCGGGCTTCTTGCCTGCCTTCGCCACGGCCGCCTTGAACGCCTTCAGCTGGCTGCCCCAGCCCTTGATGTAGATGGAGCGGGTGCCGTCGTCGTCCGCGGCCTCGCGCAGGCCCGTGGACAGCGTGACCACGACCTGCTCCTGAGGGCGGCCGTCATCCCACGTGAGGGGCTTGTTGGTGCCGAACTCGGTGGCCTGGCGGACCACCGGGGCGGTGGTGATGGTGCCGGTGACGGTGTCGCCCGGGTTTTCGAAGCGGAAGGACTTGCTGCCGCCGGAGAGGAGGTCGTCGAGGGATCCCATGTCGTTGTCTCCTGAGGGTCGTCGTGTCGTGGTGGGAGCTGGGTGGATCCGCCTCGTCAGGTGACGAGGTCGTCGAAGGCCCCCGAGCGGGGCACGTACCGGCTGCAGGAGTCGCAGCCGGGCAGGGCGGCGAGGCCGGGCAGGACGGCGTCAGGACCGGCGAGGCGGATGGCCTTGGCGAGGGCGTCAGCTCGCTCGAGCGCCTCGATGGCGATGGCCTCGTCGTAGGGCTCGTGCCAGAAGAAGGCGCGCCCAAAGGCCTCGTTGCGGGGAAGGAAGGCGATGGCGACGTGGTCGACGGGCAGACCGCGCCGGGTCCAGCCGCGGGCGTACAGGTGCGCTTGGCGGCGGTAGGTGTCCCCGGGTCCCTGAGCTCGGTACTTCTTGATGCGCGTCGGGCCGCAGGTCTTCCAGTCCACGACTGTGGCGGTGACTCGGTCGTACATGTCGCAGTGGCCGGTGATCTCGGTGCCGTCGATCTCCCCGACCGAGACCGTCTGCTCGAGCAGGTAGCGGATCTCCCCGGCCGGGTAGTCGCGGTTGAGGACGACGAAGGTCTCTTCGAGCCAGGAGTGGATGGCGGTGCCCACGGTGGCGAGCCAGGCGGGCGCCTGGGGAATCTCGGGGATGCCGGCGAGCTTGCGGCCCAGGCACAGGTCGCAGGGATTGCCGAGCTCGCTAGGGCCGATGCGCTTTTGCAGCGAGCGGGGAGCGCCGGCGATGGCCGCTTCGATGACCTCGCGGTACTCGGTCCAGGTCAGGTCGGGGCTGCCGCCCCTGCCGGTGGGCGCGTCGTTGAGAAAGGCCAGGTTGGGCAGGACCTCGGACAGGGCGGTCATGAGTCGGCCCTTCCGCTACCGCCGCAGTCATTGCAGTCGGTGACGTGAACCTCGAGGCCGAAGCCGGGCACGTAGCGATCACCGTGGTCGATGACGCCATCGCCACCGCAGGTGGCGCAGCTGGCGACGTTCATGACGCGTCGTCCATGACCTGGTCGCACGGCACGGACCGCTCGTGCCACCAGGTGTTGTGGTGACAGCTGCCGTGGTTCATCAGGTGCGTGACGGCGTCGTCGAGGTCGCGGGCGAGCGTCTCGGCGGCCTCGGCGCCGATGGTGAGGACCCCGTCCTTCACGCGCAGGAGCGCGGTCTGTCGCAGGTCGATCGTCACCACGTTGTCCTCGGCGTGGGCTTCGACGGGCAGGGGCGCGGCGTCGAGGGCTGCGGCGGTCCCGGGGGCGGCGTAGTTCATCGGGCTGCCCTGACGGCGGCGATCCAGCCGGAGAGGCTGTCGGCGCCAGGCTCGGCGTCCGCTCGGTCGGGCTGGCCGATGCTGCGCCAGTAGGCAGACCGCGCTGCGCGAGCAGCCACCACCTCGGCGGGGTCGTGCTTCGGGATGGCGGCGCGGGCCTCCAGAAGCGCCAGTTGCGCCCGGATGTCCTTCAGGTGCTGCGCGTCGGAGATGAGCCCGTCGGGCTCGGAGCCGTAGCCCACGGTCTCCCCGCGGCCCTCATGGCGGATCACCTTCGGCATCGGCCCGCCGAGGTCGATGACCCGGTGGGTGTCGCAGCCCGCGGCGGCGAGGATCGCGGCGGCCAGGGCGGGGGCCTCGGCCACCTTCACGCCGATGCCCGCGTCGATCGAGTCGCCAGCCATCACGTCCATGACGAAGCCGTACGGGTCGCGGCTCACCTTGCTGGCGCTAACGCGCACGCGGCCCTTGCTCCCCTCGTGGACGCGAGACGTCTCGTACGGCAGCTCCGGCACGGGCACCAGCGGTGATGCGGTCATCGCGCGCCTCCTCGGCGGCCGTAGTCGAGCAGGGCGAGCAGCCGCGCCCAGCGGGCGGACCTGCGGGCGGACCTGCGGGCGGCGCGGCGCTCCAGGGCCGAGCGCAGGTGGTACGCGGCGAGGGCGTCCTCGGGGCGGGTCATGCCGCACCGCCCATCACGTGGTCGTAGATGCGCATGGCCCAGCGGGCGTCACCCATGGCGGTGTGCCGCTCGTCCTCAGGGACGGGCGGCAGGCCCAGGGCCGCCGTCAGGTCGTCCGAGTTCCACGGCGGCGCAACGGGCGTGCCGCGACCGGCGAGGAAGCCCACGGCGAGGTTCTCCACGTCGATCAGGTGGTAGTGCCAGCCCGGCCCGAGGCCGAAGCGGCCGAGCAGGATGGCGATGCGCTCGGTGTCGAAGTTCGGCACCGCTCCGACGACGTGCGGCCGGTCAGTGAACTGCCCTGCGATGACCTGAGCGGCTGCGGCCTGAGTGAACTGCCGCCGATCACCCGTGCCCTTGGGAAAGCGGCGCAGGTGATTTTTCAGGAACGGCTCAGGGAGCCCCAGGCACCGGTTCATGTCGTGATCGATGAACAGGTGCGTCTCGCTCTCCCTGCCGTCCGCCTCGCGGCGGATCGCAGCAAACTCCCAGATGTCGTCGTCCAGGCTCAGCCCGGTGGTCTCGGTGTCCATGAAGACGAGGGCGCTCACGCCGCCCTCCCCTCGGTCACGGCCTGCATCTGGCCGGTGTCGCCGGTGGGGCGCCGGTGCTTGCCGGTGCCGCGCTGCTGGCCCCGCTCGCGCAGGAGGTCGAAGTCCTTGGCGTACAGGTCGTCCTCGCTGATCTCGACGCGGTGACGGGCCACGGTGGTGGCGGTGGGGGTCATGCGGACACCGCCGCAGTGGCGACCCTGAGGCAGCGCGAGCACTCGATGCGACCAGCTGTGTCCCAGCGCTGGGCGGTCCATCGCTTGCGGGGTGACTCACCGCAGGCCGTGTCCGGGTACGGGGCTCGCCAGTCCTGGGTGTCCACGGAGTCGGCTGGGATCAGGTGAAGGCGCGCGTTCCGACGGACGTTGAGCGCGGACGGCGCGGCCCATGCGAAGCCTTCGAGGCCGGGCGTCGGGGGAACGCCCCACTTCGGCTCGTGCGGGCAGCGAACCTGGAGCCGCTCCTTGACCTTGCTGATCGCGTCGAGGTCGAGGACGTAGCCGCGCTCTTGGTCGCGCTTCATCAGCGAGGGGTCGTCGTCCTCGTAGAAGCGCCTCCAGGCGTCGGCCTCGGTGGCGATGACGTACCACTCGGTCTCGGCCAGAGTGACGGCGCAGGTGCAGCCGCAAGGTGCCGTCTGGTACCAGGACAGGTCGGTGAGCGGCGTCGGCTCGCCGTTCACTGTGACGAACAGGCCGCTGGCCTGCTTGGTGGCGGCTGGGGTCATTGGGATGCGAACCTTTCTGTGGTTGCCCTCGCGCGCTTGCTTGCTCGGCTGGAGCGCGGGGGCGGCTTCCGTTCGGGATGGATCAGTCAGTGGCGCGGTCGGCGCCGAACAGGCGCTGCGCCAGCGGCGGGGACACCTCGGCCTCCCAGGCGCGGAAGTCCGCGCCCCGCTCCTCGCACTCCTCGCACGCGTTCATCCAGCGGTTCAGGAGCAGGGCGAAGGCGGTCGCGGTGGCGAGCCAGCCGCCGGCGATGGCGACCAGGAGGGCGACGAGGGTGGGGGTCATGCGGCCTCCGCTCCGTAGGCGGCCCGCGCGATCTCGGGGTACCGGCTACTGAGCTCTCGACGAAGACGATGCGGCCGGTTGCCAGCTAGATGGGGGCTGCCGTTCAAGGTGTGCGGCAGGGCCTCGATCACCTCGAGGTAGTCGCAGGCCGTCCAGTCGACGCGGGGCGGCCGGCCACTGATGTTCCAGCGAGGGCGCAGGCGCCTGATCTCGGCCGTCTCAACCCGGCGAGCCTCAACTCGGCTCGGGTGCACGGTGACGCGGATCCGCGCTCCGGCAGGGGCCCACGGCGCCTGCAGACGGTGCGTTTCAAGCCGCCGCGACAGGCGTGAGGACTGGCCCACGTAGAGGCAGGTGCCGCCCGGGCCGAAGACCCGATACACCACCTCGCGCCCGTCCAGCCAGTGCGGCGTCATGAGGCCCGCCTCTTCGCCCGCAGGGACCCGACGCTGAGTCCGGTGCGCCGCGCACACGCGGCGTTGGTGAGGATCTGCTGGATGTCGGACTCCATGAACATCCGACGCCGGCCGAGCTTGATGCTGGGGACCGCGCCCTTGGCGGCCTGCTTCTTGAGCCACTCGACCTCGACCTTGAGTCGCGTTGCGGCGTACTCCGGGGTGTAGGGCTCGGTCTCCTCGCCGGCGAGGCTCATGCCGACACCGCCGTGGGCAGGGCCACCTCGTCGGCCGGGGACTGGTCCACGGCCTCGAAAAGGTACTCGAACGGGACGTCGAAGGTCCGCAGCGCGGCGGCGATGAAGGACGTGCCGGGCGCTGCCTGGTCGGCCAGGACGCGGCTGACGGTCGCCTCGTTGATGCGCAGGGCCTCGGCCAGGGATCGCTGGGTACGAAGGTCGTGGAGCCGCCGCAGAGACGCGAGGCGTTCGGGGCGGATCTGGATGGTCTGCACGCTCACCCCCTCTTGTGTGCTCGCACGCGGTGTGCGCGGCCACACGGATGAACCTACAGAGGGTGATGCGGTGACGCAAGCAGGTTGCGGACACCCATTTGGGCTAGGCGGTCTCGACCGCTTGCGTTGGCGCAAGTACGGTGCGGGCATGAGAGGGAACCCGTGGTGGGACTACGTCGAGATGATCAGCGACCGCGCGCAGCAGAAAGACGTCGCAACCGCCACAGGCATCGACGCCTCGACGGTGAGCCGCTGGAGCAGCGGCAAGCAGGCACCGTCGCCCAAGCAGGTGGTCACCCTCGCCCGCGCCTACAGGCGCAGCCCGCTCGAAGGGCTCATCGCCGCAGGCTTCCTGAGCCAGGACGAGGCGGGCGTCACGGTCGTCACTGCGCGCGCCGAGGACCTGACGCCCCTGCAGCTCGTCGAGGCGCTGCGCGAGAAGCTGCTCGAGGAGCGCGACGCCATGCGTCACTTCGGCGAGGAGCCCGCTTTCGACGCCCCGCACCTGGTGGCCGCCAAGCCCATCGACCCCACGGGCGCAGACGTTCCCGGCGAGGAGTCTGGCGCGGGAGCGTGAGCACGCCGTACGACCCGTACAGCCATGCGCAGGACCTGGGGCTCGTCGTGATCTACGCCCCGCTGTGCGACCGGTGGGGGGAGTACCACCACGGCAAGCGCACGGTCGTCCTGCACCGGGGCCTCACGGCTGCACAGGAGCGCTGCACCCTCGCCCACGAGGTCGCGCACGCCGAGTACGGCGACGTGGTCACCGGTCGGCAGTGGTGGGATGCGCGCTCGGAAGCTCGGGCTGACCGTGTCGCCGCCGGGCGCCTGGTCGACCCCGGCGACCTCAAGGGCCTAGTCGCGGTCTATGGCGAGGACTTCGACCGCCTCGCCCTCGAGCTCGGGGTCACCCGCTGGCTGCTCGACGCCGCGTTGCGCGGGCAGCGCCAGTAGGTCCGGCTCCAGCTGCGGTGCGGCGCCGGCAAGAACGCGCTGCATGATCGACGCCTGCACCGCGAGGGCGTCACCACGCAGGTGACCGTAGGTGCCGAGCGTGGTGCGGATGTCCTCGTGGCCCAGGGCGTTCTGCACCAGGAGCGGGTCGGCGTCGCCGTGCACCATCCACGAGGCCGCGCAGTGGCGCAGGTCGTGGACCCGTGGCCGCTTGCCCGGACCCTTGCGGATCACCTTCTGCACCCGGCGCCGGCGCCCTGGGCCACCGGGCTCCCATACGGTTTCCACCTCATCGCCCGCGAAGGCCGAGACGGCCGGCTGCCACACCCGCATGTGGAAGGTGTGGTTGGCGATGACCTTCTGGCGCGGGCTGGTGAACACGAAGGACTCCGGCGCCCCGCGCAGTGGCCGCAGCAGCGCCACGAGGTCGGGGTAGAGCGGCACTCGACGCACGCCCCGCCTGGTCTTGGTCGTCCCCAGCTCCTTCGCTGCGCCCGGCCCCTTCTTCCACGCCCGGCGGATGCGGGCGAACGGCTGGGTGGAGTCCAGGTCGACGTCGCCCCAGGACAGCGCCGTCGCCTCACCCCAGCGGCAGCCGGTGGAGGCCAGGAAGAGCACGAAGGGCACGTAGTGCTGGGGGATGTGGCCCAGGAGCCGCGTGAACTCACCTTCGGTGAGGAAGACCATCTCCTTGTGCTCGCCGCGGGAGATGGGAATGCCCTTGGCGGGGTTCTTGGTGATGAGCCCGGCTTCCACCGCCGAGGACAGGACCGTGGACAGCAGCCCGTGGGCGTTGACGATGGTCTTGCTGGAGGTGGGCGTGCCGGCGCGGGTCGGTGTTTTGGTCTGGGCGTTGACCCAGCGCCGGACGTCGTCGGAGGTGAGGGTGTCGAGCGAGCGGCGCCCGAGGACCTTGAGGAAGGTCCGCTCGGCCAGCCGCGCGTACTCGCTACGGGTGCCGTCGGTGATGCCGGTGGCGACCTCGAGGTGATGGGCGGTCCACTCGGCCACGGTCGTCGAACTTGCGCCTGGCCCCTTGGCTTCGGCCTCCAGAGCTGCTCGCGCCTGTTCCGGGCCCACCTCGCGCACGCGGCGAAGCTGGCGCTGGGCCGCATCCTCGTCGTCGAAGGTGTCGGAGGTCTGCTTGCCGTCGAGGCGGTAGGCCACCCGGTAGCGCTTGCTGCCGTCGGCGAGCGTCCGTGTCTGGAGATTGGGCAT